CAAGCGGGGCCACGGTTAAAGTATCTGCCGGGTTTACGCTGTTTGAACCTACTGCCATTATTTTACCCTCGCCAATACGATATGAGTTTATCGCAGGGAAAACAGAAAACTCCCCGGACTGCGAAAACTGAATCCGGTTTTCTGAATTGTATTTTGCTGATATAATCGGCTGATTTACTGCTGTTGTTTCATCCGCAGTTGAATAGTTGATGTAAATATTGTAATTCGATGATGATTTTACGTCTGTGCCAGAAACAACAAAAGTAACGTTGTCGAACCCTGCTCCATAAATATTAAAGGCACACGCCATATTGTGCAATTCGTTTCTGCTGGTTTTATACAGGCTTATGGCTCCGTCTGCCGCCGCCGAACCTCCGACCATTGTAGCCCTTCCGTCAGGATAGCTTAAAATACCTCTTGATAGCGTTACTGCTCCGGGAAACCCCAATGCTTTGTCAATTGCATAAGCAATTCCACTTAGTTTTCCATCTTCCGTTTCGATTCTAAACCCTACATCCGAAGCTACGCTTTCAGTAGCCAGCGACCTTATATGTCCTGCTGATAAAACTGTCGTTGGCTTGTTTATTATTATTCTCCCGTTATTCGAAGTGAGTTGTCCGTAAATGCTGTGATACGAGAAATTGTCAACAGGCATAATTTCACCTGCCGCCACTGTCTGAATGTCTATTTTCGAATACGTGATAGAGGTAAATGTTATATCAATGTCCATCTGGTCAATTGTGAGCAGGATTTTTTCTGTACTTCCTGTTGACGTTGGCTTTTGTATTGATTTTATAAGGTAAAAAGGCTCCTGTGATTTTATTGTCAGTTGACCAATTATCGTTTCAGTTGTTACTAATTCGGCAATATTGGTTTCTGCTGTATAATCAATTGTCAGAATGTTTTCATAATATGGCGTTGAAGCATAGATGTTTATTGCGCTGATTTCCTGTGCAAACAAGCTGTCGTCTGCATAAGCTAAATCCATGTTTACCAAAGTATGAATATTCTGAATAATAGTCCCTTTTGTTATTGTTCCCTCTCCCCTGTTCAGTCCATACAATCCGAATGCGTAAATCGGGGAATGCAATACGATTTCGCCGCTTTTCAAAACTGCCGCAAACCTGATTAGAATTACCCCACACTGAGAAAAAACGCTTACGGGAAGCAAATCGGGGTCATTATTAAGGGCCGGCGCGACCATTTCTATGTCTGCCTGAAAAGGATAAAAAGGAATCAGCGTTTTCCATAAGTACATATACTTTACCTGGTAGCTTGCCGAACTTTCATCAAACTGAACCTTAAAATAATACTGTTCTGCCTCGCTGCTTCCGTCTCCCATGAAATAAAGAAGTCCGTTCAGAATGGTAAAACTCATTCCGGCTGTTTTTGTCAAAAGCAGTAAGCTGGGCGTAACCGATTCATAAACCCCATTAACAAGTTTGCCAAACCAGTACAATACATTTGAAGCATTGAACCCCAATACGTTTATCTGGTTTTCATCCGAAACTTTATGAAGAATGATATTTGAATAAACATTTGTCGGTATTGTGCTATTTAACCTTTCCGGGATAGGGCGAAAATCACCATCGCGCCACTGCATATTAATGCTCTCTCTCAGAAATCCATCCTGAACTTCATAATCATTCTCCTTAATATTTATCCCCAAAGGTTTAACGCTGTACATATTACATCATTTGCGGTTGTTGTACTTGCTGTTGTGGCATCACTCCCCCGTTCTGTGCTATCATTTGCTGTTGTTGCATGGCCATTTTCTTTTCGTATTCATCCATCTTTTGCTTTACCTGAATCATCAATGGGTCTGTTGATACTTCCATAAATACCTTGTATGGTAACAGGTCGGCCATTACTTGCTCCAATAATCTTTTCTCAGATTCCATCCTGTAAGCCGGAGAATTGGTTCCGTTTCCTTGCTGTATTGTAAATTCGTATTCGTCAAGTTCTGCCGGGTCAATTTCTTCACCGGTAATCCTTTGAAAATCCTCTTTTGTGTACCCTTCAAGAATAAACTGTAATAACAATTCATCCCTTTTCCCCTGCAAAGAGAAATATCTTTCAATTATATCCCTGATATTTAACCCCGCGTTCTGACTTTCAAGTGCGTACCCGCTGGCTGTTTTGTTTCCAGATTGTTTTCCCTGTGCTGCCGCGTAGTTCCCTGAAATTTCATCCATCAAACCAGAATACAGTTGTATTAAGTTTTGAATACCATTGCTGACATTGGCGGAATTGGCGTAAAACTGTCTTGGGATAATATCTTCCATTCCATCCCGAACTTTGTAAATTACTGCACCGTCAGCACGTTTTAATTCCTGTAAGTATTGTTTGTGTGTGTGTGTGTCCGGTACTGCTGTATCAGGAACCAGCCAAACGCCTTTACTTGCATTTTCATTTACCTGGTCAGCGTTCTGGATTTGTTTATCAAGTCCTTTCTGAGCGTTGATTACTTCCTCTACGATTCCCCACATTTCGCCGTTAATGTCCGGTGGGGCAAAAACATAAGGAGACAATCCGCTTTTATACGGACTTTCCCGAACATCAAGAACCATTCCCCACGGTGTCATGTAAATCACGAAAAACCGGCTTACAAATTCAGCATAAAACCTGATTCTGTATTCTTCTTCGGCTACTTCTCCGCCTGAATTTTCTTCCCGAACCCGGTTTATTTCTTCTACCTCTTTTTTAATCTTTTCTGGATTCATCCATTTGTGAACCTTTCGAACAGGCTCATTATATGCCAATGGGTCTTCGGTAATTGCTTCGTAAGAACTTATCAACGTCCACACTTCAAGGTATCTGTATGATGAATTTCCTACGCCCTGGGTATGAAAACTCCGGTTACGGCTTTCGCTGCCATCGAATGACTGTGAACTGTACGAACTTTTAGAGGCCGGACTACCTGAATGCACTTCGTAAGCCCTTTTGATTTGCATTCCTCTTTCGTAATCACCGTTGGCGAAATTCATTATAATGTCATTCAACGTTACATCGTGAATTTCAAGTGATGTATGGAAATTATCAAGGTCGTAATCTGTTACTCCGGGATTTATGGTGAATTTATCTGTTGAAACAATTCTGAACCTTGCATCGGTTTTGGTCATACCGTTTTTGCTTCCCCAAAAGACTTTAAAAACAGGTCTGCCCGAAATGAACATTTCTTTGGCGTTCATGGCATCCTTATCTTTGGATTTCTCCTTGTTTTTAATCCTGTCGATACAACTGGTTAAGATTGTTGCAAGTTCTGTACCCCTGTCCTCTTTGCTGTCACATTTTACTATGTTTCCAGTGTCCATTTCCCTGAACTGCCCGGTTAAACTCCTGACCAACTTTGAAACCACATTGTAAGTCAGTGGCTCAATATTTCTCCTTCTGAGATATTCCCAATTGGTCATGTATCGCTTTGCATCCGGATCGTAAACCATTTCATTAAAATGGCGGCCACGGACGAACTCGATATTTCTTTGTCGTCTTGCCCGGAAATTATCTTCAGCCGAATATTGCAATTGAAGTTGATTAATAAGTCCCTGTGGCGTTGTTCCCATCTGGTCAAAAACATACCATTCAAGATATTGCTTATAATCATCCTGTTTTATTGCCACCGGTGCAAACGAACTCATCTGCCCCATGCGCTTGTTGCGCCTAATGGCCTCTTTAATGCCTTCTTTCGACTGAATCCAATTGTTCATATTGTTTTATCTTAATAAGCTGGTATCACTCTTTGCCCAAAACGCTACTTGCTGTCTGTTGTGTTCGTATGATTTAGTGTAGTCAACATACTTTTTATCGTACCCTATTGCCCTGTATAATTCCTTCAAAACGTAATCTTCCAGAGCATCTTGCAGATATTTTTTGACGTTTTCGGCGTTTTTAGGGTCGATTCGGTCGTCAAAATATGTCATTGATGTATAGTTTAGAACAAAATCCTCTGGTCTGCTGTCCATGTACTGCCACCGGTAAATAATCTTTCCATTTCCATCTGTGTCAAACTCAAATCGGGGTGCTGTTCCGGCTGTTGCTGCCACATCTGGAATCCATCTTTGTAATGGCTGAAATACAGGTAATATTTCTCTTGCCCCGTCTTCAAGTAACTCTTTTGTAAGCCTGTCGCCCTCTGGATGAAGTTCAGAAAAGAATTTTTGAGCGTTGGAGTGTTTACTGAAATATGGGTCGGCCAATACTGATAGCGCACTTTTTTTGGTAACTTTCTTGTAAACGTCAGTCATTACAATCTCAGTTTCAATAATTGGAACTCCATCAGGGTAAAGATGGTCAAGACCTGTATCTTCAATTATAAGATTAGCCATTCTCTAAAAGTTTAATCGTGTAAGCGGTACAAATCCCCGGAAAGTTCATCAATCAACGAAAGTGCTTTTGCCAATAATTCTGCTTCTTTTTTCTGGTTCCCGTCGGTACGGTAAAGCGAAACAAGAACATAGTAAATAATGGCATCTTTGGTATTGTTGGTCAATCGGTTAATAATTGCATTTGTCTGATTGGTACTCAGTGGAACTTCATTCTCTGAAAACCGGTAAGTGATATAACCATCAGAAGTTGATACACTGTTTGCTCTTAGTTTGGTTACAACCAAACTAACACTTCCAGAAGTCATTGATGTCGATATTGAATCAAACGCAACCCCCGCGATTCGTGCTTCAAATATGATTTTGTTCTCAGAAGATGTAATCACAACACCTGCCGCAAGATAATCTGCTGCATGGCTGGTTACGAAAGCTGCGGTTACATCTGCCAAAACTGAATCATAGGCAACACTAACGCTTTTGTAAAGTCCTGCGCCACTAATCGAAAAACTACCTTCGCCTCCGATGATTTCTACTTGCTCTTGTTGTTTTACCGAAACGCCCATGCTGCCATACTCAAAGGCGGTTCCGGCTACATCGCCCTGCCGGGATAAATAAGCCTTCAGAACTTCTTTGGCGGCTTCTTTCACAAAGTCGTTGGTAATTCTGTCACCTTCGCCCTGAAGCTGTGAATATTGCTTTTCCTCGGTTGATTTACCCGCATAAAACGGGTCTGTTTCGGTTGCTACTGCTGACCTTCGCGCTACTTCGCGGAAAACTGTTTTTAACGGTATTGTAATTGTTATATCTCCCATGACTTTTGTTTTTTTAGTCGTGTAATTTGTAAAGATGATTGTCAATATTCTGAGTAAGTTTCTGATACCTTTCAGCAACAAATTTTGCTTGTTCATCGTTCTTTTTAATTTTTAACCATAAGTAAGTCACATAAGTAAAAAGAGCATTTTTAACATCTTCCGTCAAGGAATCTTTTATTGCTGCCGCCTGTGGTAATGGAGGTTCTTCTTCGTTAAACCGGTATTTAGCATTGGTGGCTGTTTTTTCAAACGGTACACCAGTTAAATTTCCCTGCCGGGATAAAAACACTTTTAATACTTCCCTTGAAGCCTCGTCAAAGAAGTTCGAAAAGGCATCTTCCTGATCCGGCCCTAATTCGTTATTTGAAATCAAGGGTGTTCCAGCTTCACTGGCTAATGCCGAAGCGATATAAGAAGTAGTAAGCCACGCTTTGTAGCTTACTAAACTTATCGTAATATCAACTGTTACATCTGCCATGCAATTATGCTCCAGGATAAACGTTGATGTAATACGGAACTCCTTCAATCAATATTTTTATTTTTTTGGCAGCACCGGCAGTCTCTGCGTTATCACTCACGTAGTTTAACGCAGGCCCACCAGCCGTATTTAAATGTATCAAGGCGTTTGCCTGTCCCGAAGCATACATAACTTGATCCAATTCAGCAGCACCGTTATTAGTCATATATAAAAGTTCGTGTTCTCCTGTAACGGCATTGGCCTGATGCGAATCTAACCATGCTGAACAAACGTGAGAAGCGGTAATTACGCCACCTGCTTCAACTATACCATATAAAGCAGCAAGAAATCCGGCTCCGGCAACAGCCCCGTCATTGCGAACCTGACCATATACGCCATTTAAAGTTCCTCCTGTTACAGTTTTTTCGGCATCAACAACCGCAACACCCTGAACACCTCTTAATGATGCTGTTCCTGATGCAACAACGTGTGCCTCGTGGTCAAGACTTGATACAAGCCCCGAAGTGTTTCCTACGTTATGACGAATCTGAACAGCATAACTATTCGTGCCACCACCGGTAGGACGATAATCAAACTTTGTATAACCTGTTAATTTGTTATACCCTGTTTTTAATGCGTTTCCAATAGAAACAACTGCCCCATTGAACAGTTCTGTGATTTTGTTGGTTACCCAAGTTCTTGTAGCTACTTCCATGACATTTATTTTTAAAGTGAATAATTATTTATGCTGCTCAATTATATTTTCAGTTTCCTTCTCTCTTATTGCCGATTCATCAATGCGCCCTTTAATGGTGTTTAATTCCATTGCCAAAGCCTTTGTAATGTGGTCGAACAATTCATCCGGCCAAGTAACGCTAACATCGTCCGGAACGTTATCAAATGATACATACTGGAAGTTTTCAACGGTTTGAACATCGTCGCCGTGTACTGAAAAACATTCAATCCGGGAGGCTGAACCTGTCGAAGTATTGGAAATAGCCACTACCGGGTTTTGTTTTCCTGCCCTTGTAAATGGATTGTTTTGTTTTGCGTATTCAGGACCATCGATTAAGATGTATTCTGTAACAGGTTTGGCCCAAACGGTTAGTCTTAATGCTATCAGTTCCCAAAAATCTGTTGGTGCTGTAAACGATACTTTCTTTTTAGTATAAGTGGTTTGTACTTCTCCGTCTGCAAGCGTATCTTCTTCTAAAGCTGCCGGTGCTGATACGGCTAAATAGCTTTTCAATGAGTATGGCAACTCTTTAACCAGGTTCCGGGCAACAGTAGGAAGCAAGTCCAAGGCCATAACACTCAATGACATTTCTGTTGTAGCTGCCTGAGCAAATGACGGTAGTTGTTCGTCAAGTAAGGTCAAAGCCCTCATTACTATTTGTGTTGCTGTTTTTGCCATAATTTTATTTCATTTTATTTCCCTCAAAAAGTTCCATTGTTGAACTAAAACTCAATCGGCTTAAATAGCTTCAGCAACTTAAAGTAACTAACGCTTGTATTAAGTTTTTTGATTTTAATTTTATGGTTCTGATTTTTCAGTCCAATGATTTTCACGCTTGTTCCTGTGCTAAATGTATCCCGCCAATTCGATTTCACATAGAACTCATACTCATCATCGACTATCCAATTTGAATAGGTTACTGAGTTAAATGAGTTACCCCTGCCATTGTATCCAGCAGGAAGTCTAAAATCTCCTATTGTTTCAGTCGTACCAACTGTGAACGTTCCAAGTGAAGTGCCTGCCGGATTAAACAATTCACATACAACAGTGTCAGGACTTTCACCTCCATCTGTTACGGTTTTTACTTTTATTTTATACTGCCCTGAAATTAAAGTTCCGTCAGGTAATATATTATTCAAAACTTCAACGTGCATAATAGGTCTTGTGGTTCGCCATAAATCAGCATTTGCGGCATAAGTAATAGACCTTACTTCTGTTGCGTATTGCAGCGGCTTTCCGTAATAGTCGTATGCTGACGGTGCTACATAAGCATTTCCACCATCATCTGAAATCTCGATTGAATGAGTTGCACCGTTGTATGTATAGAATAATTCGAATCCAATCCCATCAAAATCAATTATCATCTCCTCGTTCAATGTAGAACAATAGATATACTGGTTATAGCTTTCACCAAGCCAGTTTGCGCGATTTAAAAAACTAACTTCCTTACAAGAACCTAAATGCGATTCCCAGACAAAGTCTCTCACCAAGTGAATAGATTTTTCCAATTTGCTTAACACGTTTGGTTTGTTAAGCCTTTCAATAAACGTTGAATCTTGAAAATGTTTTAAAACAACCGCATTAACTATATTATATCCAGCTTCTGTCATGTGTGGTGCATCCGTGTAAACCGAAGCAGGATTTCCCCCGTCAATTACCCACTGTATTAACGCCTGATTAAAGTCAAGTAATTCAGCGTTGTATTTGTAAGCTAATCCCCTGTAAAAATTCATCACCTTGTACTGTTCCATATCTGCTACCTGCGACCATGTATAAGGTGTTCCAGAATTGTATATTGTTGTTAAATCTGAACTTCCCCAAGTGGTGATACACAAATCAGCAGTTGTTCTTTCCCTAATAAGCTGCATTGTTTGTTCAATTCGTTTAAGGCTTACATCGCCTGTTCCTGCACCTTCATTTTCTGCAAATACAATCAAATCAGGGTTTGGAAACAATAATATGTCGTCTATGAATGGAACCATGTTTTCAATTCCATAACCGCCGTACCAATGAATTTCTATATTTTCTGCTGGGATTCCGTAGTTATTAATCAAAATGTTTTTAAGGTAATTGCTCCATGTATAGGCGTATAAATCTGACGTGATGCTATCGCCCAAAATAACTATCAATGGTGCTGTTGCTGCAAATTCGCTATTGCGGTAATCAATCGCTTTTTTAATGAAGTTCTGAATATTTGCACCATACCCTATTTTATTTATTTCCAGTTTTGCAGTGAGTGAATTTTTGTCTGCAAGCGGCATATTTGAAAATTTAATTAAAGCCATATCAATATGTTTCTGTTATATAGTTATAAATTCCTGTCTCATCTGTATATAAATCACTTTCAGATTCACTATGTATTCCATATTCATTTATAATCTCAGTTGCTTCTAAAAAAAAAAACCTCAGCGACATTCCAGTTAACGGGCTGCCTATTGTGGCACTGCCTATTTGGGAAACCGCCAGACTATTATAGTTTAGCACTGCATAATGACTGTTTGTAGATACATCCAATGAAGCAAAAAATGTCCTTGTAGTTAACCCAGCTTCATCGCCATTTGTTTTCTTGTACCCTGCTGGAAGAAACGTTAATCCGCTTGCATTATCTGCCAAATTGGTTGCAGCCCAATTAGTAGTACCAGCTTTTTTCATTTTGCCACCTGCGACTGTTATCCCGCCGAGTGCAGTAATACAAGTAATCCAATTCGCCTGTGTTGGCACGTAATATTCAATTACATTACCAAGTGCCTTATATTTGTCAATGTCCTTTTGTAATAATGCAACAGCATACCAGTTGTATAGCAGCCCATAAGTTGCTTCAAACCCTGCATTAGCAGAATAACTATTGCACATTGCAGCGGCTTTAAGACCTTCGTAAATCTTTTCATCTTCTGTGCCAAATGCCGAATTATAGGCATTTGTGTATAATGTGGTAGCATTTGCCCAAGTTGCAGCATTTACATTTTTCTGAATTGTATTACCCATTAGTGTCACGTTTGATGCGTAATTTTTAACAGCAATTACCTGTTCACCAACCGTTACCCTTTGAATTGTTGTTTCAGTTTGATTTTCAGTATAGGTAATTTTCAGTGAGTTGTCAACTTTTATTCTGAAATTATAAGTTAAATAACCCGTTAATCCTGTAACTGTGAAAGTAACCGTTCCTGTTGCTGAAATTTCGCCCTCTGTTGCGTTGACTGTCGACCCGTATGAAGTTGTAAGACCATACTCCAAAACCGGAGTTGCTTTGCCATACGGATTAACGGTTGCAGTAACAGTAAATCCATCGTTAAGAACTCCAGAAACAACCACATTGGTAATTTTTGGATAGTTCAACAATGACCCATTGAACCCCTTTGCCGGGCGCAAAAATCCCTTTCCAATTAAAAATCCTTTCGGATATTGAATAAAACCTTTATTTCCTCCGAAGCCTTTCATTACGAAATATCTCCGATTAACTCAACTGTTACATTAACTAATTCAATGGCCGTTACCGTCCCTGTTATTGCAATAAAATCAGGAAGCAAAACAAATCCATAGGCTCCCGCTGCGGTTATTGCAGCTTCTTCGGTTATAAGCACCATGTCTGTTAAAGCAGTAGGTCTTGACTGGCTTCCGTAAACTGCTACATTTACAGTGGCTCCTTTTAAAATAAGACCTGCGTTACCACCTGTGTTTCCCTGATAATTAACCCTTTTTGTTCTGTATAATTTATTTGCTTCCATAATTTTCAAAAAAGGCGGGAATCCCACCCGCCCTTTATATTTTTATTCGTTCAATTTTCCTTTTATCCAGGCAACATCGTTCTTTTTCATTACAGGAACGTTTTTGCCGAATTTTTTAAAGTACAGTTCGTGAATGCTTTCAGGTTTTCCTTCTGGTACTTCCTGTGCTTTCGGTGCTTCAGTCGCTTCAACTTTTGCAGGTTCAGCGAGTTTGCTCTGAATGTACTTTTCAGCATCAAATTCAGGATTGCTCATGCCATCGAGAAAAGCTAAATCGTCATAAACAACTTCAGGAACTTTTTCGCCGTAATCTTCTTCGTATTTCTGCCTTGCGGCTTGTTTCAGTTCAGCAATCGATTGTCCTACATTTACAATCTGGTGAGGAATCGGGGCCGGTGGCGAGATTTGAGTTTTCGCACCCGATAATGCCTGAATATGCAAAGCGTATTCCATTTCAAGCGTTTCAATCGGTTTGCTCACATCGAATTTTAAGCCTGATGCACCGAACAGATTTGCCAACGTAGCCTTTTTAATATCATCCGGGCTGAGTTTCAGCGATGCTTCTTTCAGTTTTCCTTCCGGGTCACCCTGTAACGTAAAATCTTTTCCGTAGGCACTGTCGGCCAGCAAAGCATGATACAACACCTCGTCTTTTGTCGTGAATTGCGCGGCAACAGTACGGGCGTTTGTGTTTCTTTCCATTTCGTTTACAAGATGTTCGGTAGTAAACTGACACAACCGGTCGGTTACTTTTCCGTTTTGTCCTTTTACGAACACCCTGACACCTCTGCGGTAAGTACGTTTGTTTGTTAAGACGAATACTTTTAGTTCCATTTTGATAATTTATTAATTAATACTCAAGAGAATTTTTTAAAGAAAAAGGGCAGACAGAAGCCCGTCTGCCCTTAACCTACCTACTTCGTATTCATCTACGATTTAACAACAAACACGAAATGGGTATCATTATTTCGGCAAACCAAACCGCAGGTTTCCATCATATCAATGGATTGTGCATCTGATTCACGAAGTTTCAAAAGGTCGGTAGTAGTTTCTTTGAAGGGCTGGAATACGAATTTGTCAATAAACTGCATATCCAGTAAGAAGCCACGGTCAATGTATTCTGTCTGATCCATAAGCGGAGCATACATCACGTTAATAGTTCCAAAGAAGCTGTAAAGAACGGTAAATGACAGACCGTAAACAGTGTCATAATCTTTCTGTACAAACCTTGTGGCATCATTCATAACACCTTTATTCAGCGAACTGATAAGGTTTGAACCTGCAAACAAGTATCTGGTATCACTTCCGTTATTACCTACCCTCATTTGTCTGGTAAAGTCAACAATATTGGTTTCAGTGATAGTTGTGTCGCCTCCACCTGTGCCGTACTCAATGTTCTGGTCTAAGTAGTAGGTTAAACCACCAGTAGTCATTACTGTTTCTGTTCCACCGCCGATAACGTTGGCTGTAAATTTCGAGCGATTACCAAACATAAAAGCAAATTCCTGTCCGTAACGGAAATCCTGTAAGGCAAGATTTGTTACCATCGAGAAGCTGTAGTTTGTAAACAGGTTGGTAAGCATCAGCCAGTTTGAGTAAACTACTGAAGTGATAAACTTCTGAGCGTAATTATAATCACTGGTGGGACTTTGCATAACGGCAGTGTTCTTCACACCTAATTCCGGGAAAGCTGGCCCCATCCTTGTAATTCTGGTTTGGTCTGCAATAGCGGGGATATTTTCACCACCAGTTGCACCGCCGGTTGAACGTACTGTTAATGTGCTTGTGGCTACTGTTACTTCCTCAACGAACAATACTAAATCGTCACCATTTCCGTATGATGCACCCTGAACTTTCAATAAGCTGTGATGTGTCCACATTGCGATATTGGCAACAACCAATGAACCGCGAACAGCAACAGGAGCAACAAAATTTGCATTTACTTTATCCTGGAAAGGAATTACAGCGATTTCGCCCCAATTCAGTTTGTAGTTTTTAATTTCGGCATCCCCAAACTGTTTGTAATTCTTCATGTTATCCTGATTTACAGCGTATTTGGTGTTAAACCGTGATTCGCCTTTATCAGTTTTAATGAGAATATCGTCACCTGAACCGTTTGCCATCTGTGCCTTTGCTAATCCGCGTACACCGTCCAATACTTTTTGTGTTAAGAATGTACTAATCGGGAAATTCGCCGGACTAACTAAAACGAGTATTTCCAGCCAAGCAGGGGCAACCATTTCAGAAGCGTTTGCTTCCATTGTTCCGAGTGTGCTTATGTCCTGAAAAATATCAGCAGCAGCAGCAGTACCCTGAGCAGGGTCAAGAGGGGCATTTACGCCAAAAGGAGATAAGCTGTTAGATACAGCTTGCGGAGTTGTGGCAAGTATTGAGAATACTACCATCAATAAAAGTCGAACAAGTGTTTTCATAATTATTAATTTGTGTTTTTAATTTTTACTTTTTTTTTTACATCCCTGGTCTGCGTTTGCGTTTGCCGATTTCTGTAACATCGACACCGCCTTGCATCGCGGCCATGTTTTCCATCATATTACGTGGTTGTGATTTTTGAACGGGAGCCGGGTTCATAGCTGCATCAATAGAGGCTTTGTCGGGCAACACTTCCTTTTTCGGGTTTTCAGGCAATTGTTTTTTCAAACCTGCAATGTCGTTGTCGTAATTGTTCATTTTGTCAACTTCTGCAAATTCTTTTTCGCTGATAAACCCGTCACCGAAGATTTTCATAAGCATCACTGTTTTCCCCCAAAGTGCCGATTTTGCTTCATCCGTCAGGCTGTTTTTCTGACAGTATGATTCAAATTCTGCTTTGGTTTTGTCGAATTTTGCGAACAATTCTTCTTCGGCCATTCCGTCCTCTTTTTCTTTGTCGAGTTTGCCTTTAACTGAATTTTGCACATCGGAGTAATTTTCATTATCTGCCAGTGCTTCAAGTTCATCCATAGGGACGTTCCGGGCAACTGCAACAAGGAATGAAGGTGTTTGTCCTTCTTCGCTCTGAAATACCATATCATCAAGAACCGATTTGAATAGCGGATCTTCGAAATGGTTTTTAAGCGTAGCCATTTTCTCAATAAGGAACCGAACGATACCCAATAATTCGGGAGGAATGCTCTTAATTTCTCCACTGCCGCCTGTAACGGATTGAATTTCCTGCAAAATTTCAATAACATCCGAAATGTCATTTTCATCCACTGGTTCCGGTTGTTCTACTGATTCAGGCTTATCTGTTTCTGGTGCTGTTTCAGCAGGTTCAACCGGGGCGGTCTTACCTGATTCGGGTTTTTTAACTTGCTCCTGTGCTGTTTTATCCTTCTTGTCAACCATGATAATACGTTTTTGAGTTTTTTTTTAAACGTCAGGAAGCAAAGTAATAATACAATTTATTTACCGAGTACATATTTATTCAAGTAGATGTCCCTAATAGGGATTCCTATTTGCTATTTCTATATGCTGATTTATCGGGTGATTTTACATTTGTACAAAAAGTCATACAATGAAAATACTTAGAATCTTAGTTTCGGCTTTCATTAATGCTTACAAGCCAAGCGCAGACCCCAACTTATTTGGTTCAAAAAAATTGGATAAAGTTGCAGGATTAGCCAGAGCCAGAGCCAACGAAACACAGGCTGACATTGATAAACTTGAATCGGAAAATCCTTTTGAGAGCGCAGGAGCAAAGGCAGCAATGGCAAAAGCAAGCCAGACTGCAAAACAAATGGAAGCCCGATTACTCAATACAATGGGAGGAAACGCAAGCCCAGAGGCATTAATAGCAGCACAGGGAAACCTTAATCAAAGCATTGGTGGTGCAGCCGGAGAAATTGCAGCCGGAGCAGAACAGAACAAAACCAGAGAAACCATGATGCTTCGCGGTCTGAAAGAACAGCAAATGGGAGAGTACGGACAGCAGAAAAACGCTGCTAATAATGCAAAAATGCAGGGTTGGCAAACGGTTTTTCAGGGTATTGATTCTTTGGGTAAAATAGTAAAAGGAGGCGGCGAGGCAGCAGGCGAATTAACAAAAGCGGTGGCAGCAGGCGGCAGCGACAGGCGCATTAAGGAAAACATCAAATTTATTGGTGAATTACAAGGACAGAGAATCTATAAATTCAATTTCATAGGCGACCCGGTAGTTTACCTCGGAGTTATCGCCCAGGAAGTAGAAGTCAACAATCCAGAAATGGTAATTGAAGATAACGGAATCAAAAAAGTACACTACGATTTATTGTTTTCGGAAATTAACGAGTAACGATTATGGTTAAGAAAGACAATAAAGATTTAGAACTGGAGGAAGTTTTATCCAGAGGTAAAAATCAAAAGAAAACAGTCAAGCCGTCACTTTCTGCCTACAAAGAACCGGAGTTAATGCCTGTGCGCGAAAAAGAAGTGCTTTCACGTAAAGAACAAAAGGCAAAAGAATTACTCAAAAACGATGCAAAAAGACACGGAGTAAAACTTGATATTGGCGACAATCCAACATACAACTACGGAAAAACAATAAATCCGGCAACACCAAAAGAAAAACAGCCAGATAATATTGCACAATCAGCAAGAAACCTGCAATCTGACGACCCGGCGATTGCCGCCAAAGGATTTGTTGATTTAAAAGGAAAAGCCCCGCAACAGGAAGTCCCTAAACTGGATTCAGCGCAGTTAATGAAGGATGCAAAATTGCAACGTAAATTACGATGGTCAGATGCGCTTGTAGCATTTGGAACAGGATTGCAGGGGGGTACTTATGACCATCAAAATTCACGTTCAGCACAAATCCAGCGCAAACGCGACGAACAATTTCAGGAGTACAAAAATATTGCCGATAACAACAAAAAGGTAAAAGAGGTTTGGGATGCTAAAAACAGGGATGAATTGATTAATTTTCTTGAGACACAGAAAAAGAATCGGGAACTTACTGAAAGAGAAGAAACAAAACTTGCAGAAGCACGATTTTACAAAGAGCGTGATTTTGCATTAAAAGCAGCAACCGAGGCCGAAAAGATTAAAAGTGGCTATTACAATAAACGTACATCGGCCCAAAAAGCAAACCCGAAAGCAAATCTGCCATTTGAGAGCGAAGCCATTATTAACGAAATGAACGAGATTAGCGGAGGAGGAGCCGGTGTGCCATCACGAAATCAGAAAAGATTGGAAGAATTAATCGCCAGGAATCCTGACGGATATAAAACTATGCTTGAGGTGGCCGGAAATTCTTCAAAACTCCGTAAACAGTTAACTGAAAAGAAAAAACTGTACAACGATGCAATCAAAGAAGGTAATTCAGTAACCGCACCGCAGTTACAAGCCGATATTGATGAACTTACTGCGCAGCTTGAAGAATACCAAAACAACATCAAATCAATTCTCAACGGGAAAGCCCCGGCAGCAAAACAGGACGCAAAACCACAAGCCGGAGATAAATATCCAGGTGCGCCATTAAAATTAGGCGAAAAACTACCTGAACAATCCAAAACACAGGCCCCTGAAACACAAAAGAAGTTAGACGATTTTTTTAATTAATACGTTCACAAGTCCTTATTAAAAGGCATAACACATATTCTAATGGAAGAATTAACCGGAATAAAAGGCTTTCTTCAGAAAGCAGTCGAAAAAGAAGGTAAGACTTATGACGACAACAAGGCAAATGAGTTATTAAAAGCGTACAATAACGATTACGACAAGTTAATTAGTGATATTGCTGTAAGGTCTGGATTTACCCCGGAAGAAGTCGAACCATTCAAAAAACGCGCTTACGAAACGTTTAATATACAGCCCTATCAACCGGACACACCTGAACAAGCAGTCGATTACGGCCCGTTTGATAAAGCTACGGTTGAAAAATACCCACAAGCAAAACAAAACTTCGAGCGCTGGCAGAAAGAGAATACCCCGCCGAAAGCGTTAGTCTCAACCCCGGAACAGGAGTTTTTAGCCCCTGAAGCCAAAAAACCGGTTGAACAAACTTTCACTCAACCATATCTCAGTTTTGAGAAAGACAAACACCCATACGATTTACCAACAAAATCACTTCCCAAAAGTCAATTTGATGTTGACTACATGAATAGTCGGGATGATATTCAAAAAGGACTGACAAAAGAACAGCAAGCCAAAGTAATTTCAGAAAACATACCTACTCAAACAAGAGTAGAGGAACCGGAAGATGTTGATTTTGCAAAATCAATGCTTACACAGATTGATGATTTAATCAAAGCTGTGAAAATACCAGAATCTTCACCTCTCGATGTTTACGAAAAGAATTATGGTGTTTATGCCGGAGGTGTTGACTTAGGCGATAACCAAAGAAATATTGCATCAACAACAAAAGCAACCTTAGAAAAGGCAAAAGACTATTATGAAGCAGTAGCTAACGGTGATGCAAATGCAGCAAGCAAGTTTTGGGGCGGTTTAAAAACTATTGACCTTGAAAATACCTTAACATTAGGCATTAAGGGAATGGCCAATAATGTCGATATTTATCAGGCAGCAAAGAACTATACAGCAGGTAAAGCAACGCCAGAAGAAGAAAATTTGCTTATTGCAAAATCAATGCTTGATGAAATTCAAAGCATTGCACAAAAAGACCGCGCAATTTCAGTCGGAACAGGATTAGGAGAAATGGCTCCCTGGTTGGCTCAGTTTGCTGTTACAGGTGGATTAGGCACAGGAGTAGCAAAAGCAACAACAAGCGTTCTCGGTAAATCACTTGCATCAAAGGTAGCAGGTAGGTTGGTTGGTTCAGCAGCACAAACAGCCGCACAAGTTCCGATGATGGTTCAGGGAACAGCAGAAAGAATGACGGACAGATATGTAGTAGGAGAAGATGGTCAACTGGTTCAGGCATCCGAAGGTGAAGGATTCGGAGAAGCATTGTTGCGTACTTATGCAAATAACTACCTTGAAAACGTATCTGAAAGGTTAGTCGGGGATGCAGCAGACAAACTTGCACGAAAAGGGGTTGGATTATTCCTGAAATCAAAAACATTCGGGAAAACACCAGTTGCAGACCTTGTAAACTGGACACGGAAAAACCCGTATATGAAACTCACAAACCGGACTTTGGGATTAAATACACCACTTTCTGAAAATATTGAGGAAGCATTTACCGGATTAACACAGCCATTTGTTACAGAAGATAACTGGAAAGGCGTTAAGGAAGGAGTGGGCGAATATTTCACCGGAGAGAACCTTTACCGTACATTCCTCACTACCGCAGCAATGGGCGCAACAATGGGAGGCGCACAATTCCCGTTTCAGGTTTATAATGTTTCTCAGAGCGAACAGGGCCGGAAACTTGTTGAGGAAGGATTTGACGAAAAGGCACACGGATTGTTTTACGGTGCGGCCACAGCCGAAACAGTTGAGGAACGTGAAAAATACTTTACTGATTTAGTAAAACTGACAGGATTGAATAAAAAAGAAATGAATCCTGTTATGCACTACTATCAAACTGTACTTTCACAGATTGAAAACGGTATCGACCCGCGCAGACAACCGGAGATAATTCAGCCGGAAGTTTCACCGGAAACAGTTGTTGACCCTAAAATACGGGAAGAAAACAAGGTAAAGACTGAACGCCAGATACAAATTGACCAGAAAATAAAAGAAGTTCAGGACGATGAAGGAAATGTAACCACAGTCGAAGTTGACGGCCAAAAATGGTACGTTAAGAACTCGCAGGACTTAGGTAAACCGGGATGGGTAATATTCATTAAAAACGGAACTGAAACCAAAGCTGTAAAAGCGGACAAACTCACTAACTGGACCAAACAAACCCCGGAAGAAGTAAAAACCGATATTGCAAATGAAGATGCTTTCCTTGAAGCCGAAAAACAACGACATGAAGCCGAAATAGCAAAAGCAGCAAATAAAGGCATAGTTGTAGGCGCAGAGGTTGAAAACGAATTTGGAACCGGAGTAGTAACCGATATAAGTAAAGAGGGTGTAATTACAGCACAGGATGAAGAAGGTAAAATTTCCACATCTACCCTCGATGAAACCGCACCTGTAATTGAAAAACCCGAAACCGAACCCGGAGCAGTAAACATTGACGAACTTTCATCAGAAGATGCTTTCCTCGAATTAAGCAAAACCGACCCAAAAAAGGCTGAACTTGTACTTCGTGACGACATTGATGAAGCAAAAGCCACAATTGCTGAACTCAATAAATCCAAAAAAGGAAAAGGCAGGGAAGAAAGAGCAACTATCCTTGAATCCATCTCTAAAATTCAAACCGAAATTGACTATCTGGAAAACAAATACTTTAACAATGAAAAATCAACTACGACAACTGGAAAGACTAAACAGGCAGGAGGAAGTACAACCTCACAGGGAGAAAATCAAGCACAAACCAAAACAGAAGTTGCAAAAGAACAGGTTTTAACGCCGGAAGTTCCCGAAATTGTAAACAATTATAAAAATAATCCTGAAAAGTTAACCGAAAATTTAGGAGCGCCGTCTGTAAATCAACAGATTATAAATTCAGAAAATGACGAAAGTTTACAAAAATTGTCAACTTCTGTAAACGAAAACGAAAAAAGTTTACCAAAACTCAGTGAACAATCAGCCGAAAAAATATTCGACAGATTATTAAAAGACGAAGCCGGAACAGACGATTACGGCATTCATGGGTTAATATTTGATTGGAACGGTTCAAGATATGACGAAGAAAATGACGAAATAGTTTTTGATGAAACAAGGTCTGGAACCGGAACAGAAACATCGAGCAAAAAAGAGTTTATTGATTACATCATAAGCGGACAGGCTGAAAAAGAAATACCGTCAGCAAAAGATTACATCAAACAGCTTAAAGCAATTATTACCGAAGATACTCCGGCCCCTGTTACCACTCCTGAACTAACAGAGGAACAGAAACCAGAAGTCGCAAAATCAATAAACCCCAATCAACCCGCCATAGACAAACTGAAAGCCGAAATTACCGGATTACAGGGCGACATTAAGCGAAAAGAAAAAGAAATCAACGACAGAAACGGATTATTTGGTGATGTGGCCAGTACCCCAACTGATTTATTCGGACAGCAAGGGTTTGATACAGCCAACGCCAAAAAAGTTATCGAAGGTTACAAAGCCGAAATTTCACGTAAACAGTCAGAGATTGACAAGTTAACTGCCGCAGGAGAAACAGCAGCGAAAGAAGTTCAGGGACAAAAAGAATTGGTGATACCGGAAACGCCCGACCAACTTCCTGACACCGGGGAAAAGGTAGAACCAGAATTGTATTCCATAAAACTTATGAGCAAAAACAATAAGCAAACTGGAATCTATCTGTATTCAACAATCATTAAAATTGGAGATAAATATCATTTTGGAGAATCGGTAAAAACAAGTAATCCAATAACAAAATCAGACGTAAACGTAAATGATTTAAAAATAGGCAGAGAAATTTCAGAGGAATTTTACGAAGCCAATGGAATAAAAAAAGTTGAAAAACCTGTTAGTGAAGATAAGAAAGAGGAAACACCGGGCGAAGTTCAATCACCAGAGAAAGTAGAGGAACAGCAGATTGAAAACCCCGTTGAAGAAATAACCACAGAAAATGAACTTGAAGTTATTGATAAAATCGAATCAGAACAAACAGTCGAAACCGAACAGGAAGAAGATGTTTTGGATGATAACGAAAGTGGTGAAACACTTGAAAAACTACAAGACTTCGGTGAAAAGATAGGTGCAGCAAGGAAAGACTTAGCCCAACGCGGTTACAAAATGACACCAAACAGCATTCCGGGATGGGCCAGAAAATTCAATATCGGTCAGTTTCACGGTGAAAATACGTGGACTATTACCGTACCACAAGGAACGTATTTTAAAACATTAGGAAAAGGATTTAAAACCAAAGAAGAAGCCCATGAAGCACTTCCGTTGATTGCAGTTTCGTTGAATCACCGTGTTTACATGAACAAAGACGGGAAATGGTCAATTTTCAGGAAATGGAGCAGCGGTAAACAATGGGAAATCAAAGGCGGTTTTGAAACAAGGGATGATGCAATGAAGTACATGGCTGAAAATGCCGTTGATATTATCACTAAGCGTTCACCGGTAATTGAAAGACCTCACCTTGACAGAATCAAAAGGAACAGGAAAGATTGGAGAGGTGGTAAAAACGTAACACCGGAACAATTCCTTGAAAAATTCGGTTTCCGTGGTGGAGAATTTGGAAACTGGCTTGCTTCAGACGAAAGACAATCGGTTTTAAATATGGCTTATGATGCTTTTATGGATATGTCTGAAATATTAGGCATTTCGCCAAGAGCATTAAGTATGAAAGGAGAGTTATCAATCGGTTTTGGTAGCCGTGGACACGGATTACAAGGAGCAGCAGCACACTACGAAAAGGAAAGAGCAGTAATTAACCTTACCAGAATAAACGGGGCCGGAAGTTTGGCGCACGAATGGTTTCACGCGCTTGATAATTATTTGGCAAAACTTGATGGTAAATCTTCATCGACACGACAAGAAGATGGTACGTTCAAGCAAGAGGAAAGGAAATTTGCTTATTTCAGTCACGGAGAAAGCACGTACCCGAAAACTAAAGTGAGAAATGAATTGCTTGCAGTGTTCAAAGAAATAATGAACGAAATCAATACAAGGGAAGTCGTGAAGGATTATGACATTCCGAGAATTGAAAAGCAAATTCAGTCTGCAAAAGAAGATTTTGATGGAAGAATTGCAGAAATCAGGGATAAAGGTTACAGGGCAATAACCAGAACAAGAGATTACGGACAAAAGAAAAAACCTGCAACACCTGAACAATTAAAGAAATTCGACGAATTAGTTGAAAAAATCAGGAACGGAGAAATCGGTGAGGATAAATGGCATCCATCGGCAAAATCGAGAATGAAAGGCAAATGGATGTACGATACCGAAAAAGAAATATCAGACCTTGTTACTCAAATTACAGGAGCAGCACCAAATTTAGGATATGGAGGAAATGACAATACCGGATTCCTTTATAGCGCAATCAACCGGATTAAGCGTTCTGAACTTGAATTAAGCAAAGCCAAAGCCGAAGGACAGTATCAGACAAGGATAAAATCATTATTCAAGTCAGAATCGGAATCAATTGATGTATCGAGGTCTGGTTCATATTGGGCCAGCCCTCACGAAATGGCAGCGAGAGCATTTGAAGCATTTTTGGAAGATGAAACACTCAGGACAGGAGAAAGCCAATATCTTGTTTACGGGGCCAGAAACATTTTCTATGCTATGATGGGAGTTAAGCCATATCCAGAAGGACAGGAAAGAGTAAATATCGACAATGCTTTCAGAAAATTGTTTGACACCATTCAGGAAAAAGAAGAAGATGGAAAGGCTGTTTTGTTCAGATTGGCCGAAGAAGAAAAAGACAATTCTGAAACAAAATCACAAAACATTCGTTTAAGCGAGTATGAAAAATATGAAAATAACATATCCGAAGCATCTGAAACCAAACCATACAACAATAGACTTAACAGAAGAAGTGCAGTACAACAAGAAGTTGGCAATTGGGACGAAACAAGACGAAAAGAGTTCCCAAGATATGAATCAAAGGTAAAACAACTATTAAGTAAATACTTCAATGATAAACAATATCTGACGGCAGAAGAAGTTGACGATATTGCTTTTATTTATTGGGAATTTTCGTCATTGTCATATCAAGGAAGCGAATCATTTAGAGAGTACGACGTAACCGCTATGAGGTCGGTTATAAATCAATTTAATAAATTCAATAAAAATTATCCTGATTTATCATTAACACACAATGATTTAAAAAAGAATGGATATTATCCAATCAATTCAGATCCCCGTTTCCGCATTCTCGGAGAAACCGGAGCAGCAAATCTTGACAAAGCAGAAAGAGAAGAAAGACTAAAAAATGCTAATATTGAAGGTAAAAACTCTGATATGAAACCTGACCCAAGAGGCGGTGTTTATAATTCACCTGAATATAGGCTTGCAAATAAAGTTCAATCAATACTTTCAGAAAGAGGTATTAATAAGAATTTTACGATAAGCGAAACCGATTTTGGTAATTCAATGTACTTCACTGTTTACGGTGAAAACACGAATGAGCCAAAATCAAAAATCAGAATTTCAGACCACAGTGTTTCAAATAAAGACAGAATATTTGGAGAACAACACGAATCTTCAAATTCAGACCCAAATAGAATTGCTGACGATATTGAACTATCAATGCACCCTGAACGATACGATAAAATAAAAACGGGAGTTAGGTATTATTCAAAATGGAACAATCAATGGATAACAGAACCTGTTGAGAACGGTTACGCATGGGTTAAATCGAGAGATACACAAGCTACCGAATCAATGTTAAATGGGTTAAATCCTGAAACTGCAAGAGTTGTAAGCAAAACATTTTTAAGGGAAAGTAAATCAGGAAATAAAATTTATGATGCTGTAATTGAAAGACGTACAGAAGTAGGAGAAGAACCTATTTACAAATATGAAAGAAAAGCAGAATACGCTACTACACCCAAAGCAGAAGAAGCCACTACCCGATTGGATAATTTGGCTATTGCTCGTGAAATGGAAACTGATGGCAAAGATGAAAAGTCGATTAAACTCGCTACAGGATGGGAACGCGGAGCCAAAGACAACAAATGGAAATACGAAGTACCTGATATTGAATTAAATTTTACCTTTGATGAAGCTGTTAAAAACTTACTTAATGAAACATTAACACTATCAGATGTCGTAAACGATACTGAATTATTCAAAGCATATCCTGAATTAAAGAATACTAAAATTCAATTCTATGAGCGCAAAGCATTTGGAAGCACAGGGGGGACTGCCAATAGTGCTGAAAACACTATCAGAATTGTACTTGAAACAAGGGAGCGAGAGATACCTGAATTGGGAGGTGGAAGAAGATATATTGCGATATTCCCTTATGATGACGCTTCTCTCAAATCGGTATTATCGCACGAAATACAACATCTCATTCAAGGATTTGAAGGATTTGCAAGAGGAGGAAATAGAGAAACTGTACTTGATTCCATTATCAAAGATAGGATTCGTGAACTTCAAAAGGCTTTGGAAGTGGAAAACCTTACCCAAGAGCAAAAAGAAGATGTTGAAAAAAAGGTATATCGACAGTATCCAGAGCGATATAGAGCGTATCAACAAATATCAGGTGAAGTCGAAGCAAGAAACGTTCAAAGAAGAATTGCACTTACACCAGAACAGCGCAGAGAAAGTCTGTTAGCCGAAACTCAGGACGTTGCTACCAAAGACCAGATATTCCTTAGTGATGGATTAAACGCAAGTCTGGAAGCAGAACTAGAAGTCAAAACAGACCCAAAACTCGACATTTCCGACAAAGCACAACCCGATGTTAAAGACAGGAAGAACGCTTTAAATTCTTTGGAAGCCCTTGTTAAGCAATTTGGAGTACCAATATCAGTAATTCATTCCTCAGAGATTGGAGATGAAATAGGACTGGCTGCAAAACGCAAGAAAGGCACACCAGTTGCATTTTATTACAACGGTACAGCTTATATCATTTCTGACAAGGTTACTTCTGTATCTGACGTAAAACAGTCTTATTTGCACGAAGCAATACTTCACAAAGGATTGGATTTACTTTTCGAAGCTGGTCCGGTTACGGTCTTAGGAAAGGCATATAATACCAAAAATGAACTACTCGATGAAGTTTACAACCGATTGTCACCTGAATTGATAAGCGAAATTGCCAAAGAATACGTTGAAGATTACAAAGCAGGTCAGGAATTTACACCAAAACAGCAACGAGAAATAGCTGAAGAAGCATTGGCAAAACTGAACGAACTTGAAATTGTCCCATCCAGATTAGAGGTTTTCATGGATTCACTTTGGAAATTCATCAAAAAACTGGTCGGATTTTCAAGTAAACAGTTTACCCGGACTGAATTACACAAAATGTTGGCAGACCACCGGAAACAGGTTCAGAAGATTGCAAGAGGTGGAATAAGCGTTTCATCAGATAAGAAATTGAATGGTGCGCTTGATTTCTTTGCTGACCCTAATTTCCGCTTCCGTTCACGCAACCCCGAAACTAACAGGTTTCTGGATGAATGGGAAGCCAAAAAGAAACTGAAAGCTGAAAAGAAAGTACAAACTCCACCTGTAACACCACCAAAACCACCTGTTAAAAAGGATGCAACACCGGAGCCGGAACAGAAAGGCGGTAAAATAGTCGATAAAACAATTGTCACAAAACGTACTTATGAAGGCGACTTCGGGGATGCAATTGACCGTGAGTTGGAAAAAAAAGGACTTACCAGGGAAACACAGAACCAAAAAGAAGCCGAACAGATAGGACTTACCATTATTGAAATGGAAGGACTGGAAGGTGCATTGAACAGAGTGCGCTCAGGAGAGATTGGCGGCGCACCTGCCGGGGCAATCTGGCATGAAAAGCTTAAAGACATCGATAGCAAGATGAATGCTGAAACAAACCCTGAAATGTATGACCTTTTAGCCAAAGAATACGCCGACATTACTGAGGAAATGGGTAATGTAGCGACATTGGCCGGTCAATTCAGCGCATTTTTCAATTACATATACCAAACTTCTGATTTGGGATTCAATGCCGAAAAACTCATTCGTGACTATAAATTAATCAATAACGGTGAAATTACGCCTGAATTAGAGGAAAAGTTTAAGAAACTTGCAAATGATTTTAAAGAAGTTCAGGAAAAACTGGCAGCCGAACAACTGAAGGTTAAAGAACTGGAAGAACAGGCCGCCGTTGATGCTATTCGAAACTCAATTGAACGTCAGAACAGAAAGAAAGCAAAGGCTTCAGACAAAATCAGGGAAAAAACTGATAAGCTGGTTGCATTAATTGATTTAGGTAAACTCAACCGGCCCGGAATATTCTCAGCGGCTACTCCCGGTTCACTTGCTTGGGATTTGGGCCTTGAAACAGTAAAAACAGCGGTAAAAGCTACCGGAAGGACTATTGAAGCAATTGCGAAAGGTTGGGAGGCAATCAAATCAACCGATTGGTATAAAGAATTGGATGCACCAAAACAAAGACAGGCCCGAAATGCTTATTTTGACTTCTTCACATCGCAGGATGACAAAAAAGACAAGAAAGAAAAGGAAATACCTACTTATCAATTAACCAAAAACGGGCTTAAAATTCCTCACGCTGTTATCCGCGACTTAGTAGAGCAAGGAATGGGAAATATTGACGACTTGACACAGGCCGTTTATGACATTATTGTTGAAGATTTCCCCGAAATAACCATGAGAGAGGTCAGGGATGCTATCACTGGTTATGGTTCAACAATGCAACAGAATCAGGAAGAAATTGAGAAGGAAATTCGCAAGATGAAATTTTTTGGACGGGTTCTTTCAGGTCTTGAAGATGTGGCCGAAGGTGAACGACCAAAGAAATCAGGGTTACAACGCGACAAACCAGACCCCGACCAAAGAGCAGCAAATAAACAATTAAGAGAAGCAATGAAACTTCTCCCTGTTGATGAACAGCGCAGGTTGGACCAGCAGAAAACACAACTTGACACGGCAAAACAGCGATTAATCAATCAGATCGAAGATTTGCAACGCGAAATTGACAAAGGCGAACTTACGCCAAAGAATGCCCGGACAATGCAGGAAGATGATGAACTTCGCCAACTCAGGGCCGCCAGAGATGCAAAAAAGGCTGAACACGCAGCATTATTTAATGATGAGGAATTTCTTAATAAGAAACGGATAGAACTTTCAAAAAAAGCAGTAAACAGGCGTATTGCTGAACTTGAAAAACGTATTGCCGATGGTGATTTTGCACCGAAAAAGCGAAAAGAGGTAATTGCTGACACCGAACTTATCCGGTTACGTGCAGAGAAACTTCGCATTCAGGAAGAATACAAAAAGGAAATGTTCAAAGCCAAACTCAGAAACCGGACACAGGCCGAAAAGGTTAAAGATGGTATTTGGGATGCTTGGGGAATTACCAGGGCTTTACGTGCAACCGGTGAATTTTCATTTGTTGGCATTCAGGGATTGATTAATACAATTGCTCACCCGATTCAGGCTAAACAGGCTTTTAAAAACTCAATGAGATTCTTAACAAGCCAACGCAAAGCAGATGAATGGATGAACACCTTGAAATCACAGGACTATTATCAGATGCTAAAAGAATCAAAACTTGCAATCACAGAACCAAACGCTGAACTTACTGCAAGGGAAGAACTCTTTTACTCAGGATGGACTGATATGATTTGGAATAATGTTGGGAAGGTTTTAGGAAAAGATGCCGATTCGTGGATGGATTACAACCCACTCAGGGCCATTGAACGCGCAGCCGTTGGTTATCTCGATACTCAAAGGGTATTAAGATACATGGACGGTGTTGAAATGCTTAAAGAGAAAGGAATTGAGTTTACTCAGGCTAACAAACAGGCTTATGTTGAGATGGCCGACGTTATCAATACATTCACCGGCAGGGGTTCAATCGGCAGATTAGACCCTGAACTTTTGACTAAAATATTCTTTTCACCCCGGAACTGGGCTTCTGTGATTAAAACAGCCACACCATACGCATTTTATCACTTTGGAAAGAAAAGAGCAGGAGCCGAAGCATGGAAACCGTCTGTTGCTCAGAAAATGGCACTTGCTGACTTCTCTAAGTTTGTTGCACTCACAGCAAGTCTTGTTGCACTGGCCGCAATTGCTTTGAATGGTGACGATGATGATGAAAATAAGGTAGAACTTGACCCGAGAAGTACAGATTTCGGCAAAATAAAGATTGGTGACACGAGAATTGACCCGTGGGGCGGCAGGATTCAGCAAATTGTTCTGATTTCACGCCTGTTAAGTGGTGACGTTAAAAACTCTTACGGTGAAGTAACTCCGATTGGAACTCCTTATAAGTCGCCAACCGGTGCAGAATTATTGCTTCAGATGGCAACAAATAAGCTGGCCCCGTCTGCTTCGATACTTTACAAGCACTTATCAGCCAAAGTTGATGCTGATGGTAATAAAGTTGACACATTTGGAGAGCCTTATTCGCTTCCGGGAACGCTCAAAGAGAATTTGTACCCTATCTATTGGGAAACTCTCTCGGAACTTGCCAAAGACGATATTACGGTGCTTGACGGGGTTCTCGCGGTATACGCTTTCTTTGGTGGAGGTGTGAATGTTTACGACCAGACACCGGAGAAAATGACTGACAGGAAACTGAAAGAGCAAACGCTTATCAAAACTCAGTTCAATGAGAAGATTTCAACCGGTTACAAGCTGACAAAAGAGGAAGAAGCGAAATACAATACAGCAATTGTTTCATCCAGATTAAAACAGCAATATGTAGTCTTGAAAACTCGCGCTACCCGTTACGAAAAAGAAGGAAACGAGAAAGCAGCGGAAAGATTGCGCCAACTGGTTGAAGAATCCAAACTCAAACTGAATGAAGCCGATAATGACTACAACACAATGCAAAAAGAAAGTGACAGGCTGAAACAAATCATTAAACCGGATGAAGATTAAGCATGGAACTCGACAAAAAGGCTTTAGACCGTCTTGCAGCGGAAAAGGGTAAAAAGTGCATCGATTCTTTTTACTTCTTTTTCCGAACTTTCTGGCCAGAAATGTCCGGGGACAAGTTTATTGATGCACCTCACATAAAATATATCTGTGATACTATTCAGTTTCACGCGATGAGGGTAATTCGCCGTGAATTGTGCATGGAAACACTGATAATTAACGTGCCGCCGGGTTCCAGTAAGTCAACCATTGCAACAATCGCATTCCCTATGTGGGTTTGGCTTCATTCTCCGAACTTAACAAGTACAAACGTTTCCTATTCTGCCCGATTGTCTGAACGCCACGCAAAGAAAGCAAGGGCAATTACAGCAAGTGAAAAGTGGCATATCCTGTTTGACAACATTTTCATCGTTAAATTCGGCAAGCCGCTTGAAATTACTACCGAGAACCAGAACAGCATTGAAAACAACTTTAAGGGTGAACGATTCAACACATCAGTTGATGGTACAATAACAGGGATGCACGCTGATTTCATCATAAAAGACGATATGCAGGACCCGAAACAGGCCAAATCTGACACAATGCGCGACCACGCGAATGAATGGGACGAAGAAACATTGACCCATCGACATAAAGATGCTTCCTGCTTCCTTGATATTATCATTGCCCAAAGGTTACACGAAAACGATTTAACCGGTTACACGCTCAACAAACCGATTTCAACCACTCTTGTCAGTTTACCGGCAGAAATTACCGAGGCTTCAACTGCTATCCCAAAATCAGCGTTAGAATTGTACACAAACGGGGTACTTGACCCGAACAGACGGCCAAAGGTTGTACTTGAAAACCTGAAAGCTGCTTCCGGGGCCGCTACTTACACCTGCCAATACTTACAAGTACCATTCAATCTGGAAGAACAAGCCATCAGGCCGTCAATGTTTGAGATTGTACCAGAAAGACACGATATAACCTTTGATTTATGGATTGACGGAGCCTACACCGAGAAAACAGACAACGACCCATCGGGAATAATGGTTGCAGGATTCAAAGACAATACGTTATTCGTGAAACAAGTGTACAATGTCTGGAAAACACTACCTGATTTGCTCAAATTCATCGTACAATTAGGCGAGAATGGAGTATTTGACCCACAACAAGGCAGGATATTCATTGAACCAAAGGCTTCAGGATATTCGCTGGCCCAATACATCGAAAGTGATACCAATTACAATTTCGTGCTGATTGGCCAGAACACCAGCAAGGATGAAAAGAATATCGTACAGCAGGGAAAGACTGCCCGGCACAACATTATCCAACCAAAGGCAGAAAGTGGCAGAATTAAGCTATTTAAGGGCAATTGGAATGATGATTACCTCACTCAGCTTTGCGGATTCCCACGCGCAGCACATGACGAACAAGTTGATAACACCGGTTATGCCGTTCATCACTATTTTATGAATCAAAATACATTTATTGCTCAATACACCCTCAATCGATTGGAGAAATCAGTAACCGATTCTGTTCCGGTTGAAATCACTTCTCAGATTGACAAATTCACAATCTCAGCAGATTACAGGGAAACACCAAAAGGCGACACCCAATTGTTCGACTATCCGACCAAATTGCTGAAATATCGCTATGTCGTTAGCCTGGTTCTCACCTCGGAAGGCGAACGGGCCGGAAAGACGGTTATTGTGGCTCTGGATAGAACAAACAACTCTGTGCCGGCAATGTTCTTGTCTGAATCTATCGACCCGAAAAAGGCCGGAATTAAGGCGCTGGAACTGGCAGCGATATTTGACAATGCTAAATTGATTATTGGGGTTAAAAGAGAAGTTTCGACCACTCAAAACGAAGAAAACGACCTTTCACATATCGCAATCGCTGAAATACGCAAAACCAGGTACGATAACATCTTTTCCCGGCTGGTCCAGAACAACATCAAAAAGGTCAGGGAAAAAGAATACGGGTTTGAAATCAACCGAAGCAGCACAAGAGAGGTGTTTTACCACCTGAAAGATTCAGTTGAATCAAACAAGGTTAGTTCTGTACCTTTGGAAGTGTTCTCTGAAATGAAACTACTGGAACGCAAGAAAGAAACCGGGGAAATCGGTTCACATGAAGGTTATCAGGCTAATGCTGTTTTGGCTTATGCTGTTGCTTTGAAAGTGAGTGACGAAATGTATGATAAGGTGACTGTTAAAAGAAATGAGAATTGGTGATTATTCTTCGTACCAATAAGCTATTAAAAATATCATATCAATTCGTTTTAACATTCATCTTCAGTTGCTTCCCTAAAATTCCAAATATGATAAAGTCCAATGATTTTACCTGTTCTAAAATCATGTAAAATACAATGTTCTGTATTATTGGGTATTTCTCCTAAAAAAACAAACAATTCCCCTTTAGGAAATGTGTTCTTGAAGTATTGTTCGTAATCTTCTTTGGAGCAAGAATTTTCATCAAATACAACCAAAGCGTTTTGTCTTATTTTTTTTCTACGTCCCATGTTTCTACTTTTTTATTAGTCTTATTTCATATCCTAAATACTCAGCATACTTAACAAGTACATCGTAGGGCATTTTTCGCCTTCCAGATTCATACCTGCTTAATGTAGTGGAATTGATTCCGAGGGTTCCGGTTAAATCATCCTGACTAACCTTTTTTTCTTTCCTGATTTGTATTAAACTGCTTAATATATCCATTAGTACATTATTTACCCGCGTTTCTTGTACAAATGTATAATTATTATTCAGAATATAACTATGAACTGTCAATAATTAACTCAATCAGCCTCCCATTCACATAAATCCTGCTCCTGATTTTGCCCTCATCCTTCAATCGGTTCAGTTCATCCCGGCCAGCTTCGCCAAACCGGTTTAAAAGTTCAACCAGCGTAAAATAAGGGAACTTTGTACGGGAATATTTCTCCGTGAGATATTGTTCAACCATTTTACACCTGTTTTGTACCTATTTTATGCACCTATCCGGTTTTTAATATCTCTCATAAACGTTGATTTTACTGCTATTTCAGCGGTTTTTAATGTAGTCCTGTAAGGATTAATGTTAATCAATGCTCTCTAAAATGTCCTTGATGTGAGACAGGGATTCAGTGTCAAACTTGTGGTTGTGGTTCTCGATGTAAGCACCCATTCTCCTGAGTTGTTTATCAATCACGCCTAACTTGTCAACCAACTTTACTTTCTTTAGAACTCCTATTTGCCCTCTGTCCTCACCTCTGCCGCCCCAAATTTCTTCAACCTGATAATCCTGTATGCAAGCTGCTTCCTGATCTGTCATTTCGTGAATCTGTTTCATCGTACCATCTTCATTGAAGATAGTTTTTAGGTTGAAATTTAGCAGTTCAGCGAGTTTTTCAAGAACATGAATAAGTGTAACTTCTGCTTTTTTTGACGCAACTTCCTGTATTTCAGTAATCCTTTGTAATACATTAGTATTTGTCATTAATTTACATGATTCCACCCATACCGATTCATCTTTCCATTTTTGTGACTTTGGATAAGCAATTCTGTAAGCATCAGACTGAGTTTTACCTGAAGCAACTGAATTTGCAAATATGGTTTGCTGCGGTGTTAATTCTGTTTTCATTTTCGCTTATTTTTCGATTAAACTACAATCCTTTGCATACACGGGCCAGTTGATACCCTCCAGTATAATTACATACTCAAGTGTAATCGGTTCCCGGTATATTTCTTAAACTACCTGAACTTGCAGGTTTCCGTCAAGTATTTCGTCTCCAATGGCGAGTTTTGCGGCTTTTACGTCAATCATTTTCGGTTGTTTTGATTGTTAATTCTTCGCCGGTGAGCGCAAAATACAGGTTTTGCAATTGGTGAACGTATTCAATATTAAAAATATTCCACACCAAAATCATTCCTATTGCAAATTCAATCTGCCATTTTTCTTCGGTAATCATACCAACTTGAAATTGACATCTTTCAGTTGATTTTGTAGCAAATCCACTGACTATTTCAAACCCAAATTTCACCAGCCATTCTTCGGTAAGCGGAATAGGTTTGTATTCAGAAATTTCTCTGTGTGCTATTTCTGATTGATACAAGTTTAGTATGTCACACGGTTTGCATTCGTGTCGCAATTCTCCAAACATGATTAAGTTTTTAAGGCGAAGTTCATTTGCTTTCATAATTCCATTCTGTTAAAAATTCAATCAACGGTATCACATCGCATTTTACAAATGCTATTATCAGGAGCCAAAGTGCTGTTATCTGCAAAAATGCTTCCATTATTTTTTAAGTTTTAAGATTGACTCCTTATCTACCCATACTTTAGCCATACCCGACCATTCAGCTTTTGCACTTTCAGCAGCAGCTTCAATAGCTTCATTCCATGCCTCTTTTTGAATTTGTTCAATCATATCCAAATCTCCATCAGGCGATTTATTGACCAAAAAAGCATTATACCATTCTTCGGGTGCTTTCATTTCATACTCTTTTTGGTCCCCGAAATACTCCATGCAAGCGCAAGCACGATAACAACTATCAATGTATAAAACAGTACTTCCATTTCAGTTTACCCCCAAGTTTGTTTTTATTGCCAAAATTCCCCCGAAAAACTCTTTTTCGTGCTCCGGGTTCTGAGATAAGTAACTTCCTATTGTGGCGAAGATGAAGCGGCGAAACTCCTCATTTGCCTGAATGTGGTGCTGAATTGTGTTTGCAAGTAGTCTGGCATCGCCGTGAATAGAAAAGGCCGCGTTTTGATGCTCATTGTCGCCGTGGACGTACATTGTTGCATCGGTTGTGCTTCCAGTTGGTGAGAGTATTCCCATCAGTTCATTAATCCGGGCGTTGATGTTTCTTTTTTCTTCAGCGTTCATTTTAATTGCATTTTTAACAAGTTACATTCTTCCTCAAAATATAGTTGATGATTAACCGGCTTTCCCTTTCACAAACCGAGAATGTTGTTGAAAATATCTCAACTTTCGTCTGGTGTTCGGTATGCAAGTTTTCAACCAGGTGTATCATGTTATCGTCAATTACTTGCCTGTAATGCCTCCTCACAATGTTTCCGGCCTGTTTCCCTGATAGAAAACAATGCTTTCCGGCTTCTTCATACATTGAGTTGGTGTCTAAGTCCTTGCCGCTTCTGAGTTGTTTCTGAAATTCGCGGATAACCTTTCGCTCTCGAATCAATGTAGTTCTTCGCTTCATTTAATCTCAACTTCTTTTCGTGCCATCATTTCATTAGCGTATTTATTTGCATTTTTCTCATACCTTTTTTCAATTTCTGCCATCAGGAGGGCGGCCCCGATGTACGATACAAGGAAAGCCGCCCAATGCAACAAAATCAAAAGTGGTAAAGTAGAGAATGCAAATCGTTGAAGTAGTATGTTCCTTTTATGTTTGTGCTGCAAATGATAAAGTTCATGGTAGAATATATACAGCAGTAACTTTGGTTTCTTGAATAGATTTTCATTTAAGTAGATTGTCTTAAACCAAGCAAAGCCGAAATGATTGGTATTTTTCTGAAACGTTCTGATTGTAACGTGGTATTTCGTCCTTAGCAGCGAAATTAACTTGTTGTCGTTGTTGTGAATCATGCCGATTCTCTGGAAGTCAGACCATACCTGTGAATACAAGTAGTAAACCAAATGAATAATTGAAAGTGATATGACTAATTCTAATTTTGACATAGCTTTTCTTTTTCGATTGCTCCAGTTGCTATTTTCATTCTCCGGTTGTAATCTTCCTGATACTCTTTCTTCCGGCATCTGTCAATTTCCCTTCTCAGGTCGAATTTTGCCATGTTTTCATCGGTGAGTTCAAGAATGTCGCGGACTTCATCATCGAGAACATGAATGTTTTTGTGTGCGTAAATAAGAGCATTGACAAGTATTGCCTGATTGATACCATCTTTAACCTGTTGAGGAAGTATTCTGACTTTGTACTTGTACTGCCGTTTTTCCTGCTTTGTCAATTCGATTCCTGATTGTACCTTCTGGCTTAATTTAAGCCATGTTTCGTTGCGGATTGACTTCCGGGGTAAATACACCCACTTAACTATTTTGTCTTTGTGTATGTGGCCAAAATGAGTGCTGTCGCCTAAATAAAGCATCAACCTGCCCTGTTGAACGTCTTTGATGTACAGCCAGAACATTTTGTAATTCTTTACCGCGAATATTCCGATGAACCAAACGAGAAGTAAGGCGATTGGAAGCGGCGTGTACCAGACTGGAAGATTAATTTCTGTAAAGAATGACAACAGTACACTTGCGGTTGCATAGACGAACATTGCGATTCCTCCAATAATGAAATACAAGTACAGGAATCGGGCCTTTGTTATGCTGCGATTTTTGATTTTCTTTCTCATGTCTTTATGCTTTGTTCGCCCAATCCACAAGATACTTCGCCATTACCCGTAATTTCAAACCAATTGCCCACTTGCTGATGATTGGCTTAATTTCATCCTTTTTAATGAAGTCTGACTTCTGGCAAACAGCATAAATCTGTAATTGCCAATTCCGGCCCCGGTTGTCTTTCAATCCTCCTGCCGGAAGTCGATAACCCCGGAAGTCGTCTGTAACTTCACCTGTGTTGTGAATGTAGGTTGATATTGCTTTGATTGCAGGATTTAACTTTCGTTCTGCTTCCCTGGCATAAAGTCTTGTTGTTGAAATCGTTTTTGTTGCCATTATCTTTTATAAAATTGATAATAGCAAATCTATGTAAAAAACAAATACAATCTATGTACTTTGTGAAGCAATTATTAACAATAGATAGGAAATGTCATACTCTTATCCCGCTTGCCGGTGATTTAATCCGGCTTATTAGCGAATCGTGGGAGTAAGTATATTTTACGTAAGTTATTTTTTATTTTGGCTAAATACAAGTTTATAGAATAATTTCAATGCTATTATATCAAAGTTTTACCTTTTATTGCCGTCATAAGTTAATAGTTTTATAATTAAATAATTACAGCGGCTTAATACATATAACCGTTAAGGGCAATTATAGATGACGCTCCCAAAAATGAAGCCTACGCACCCAAAATGCAGAACACGAATCACCATTAGTAAATTCTACATTTTCGCCTTTGATAATGTATTTTTCAAACTGCATCGGTTCTAATCCGTCCTTAATAGCTGTATCAATCATTATTTTGGCTTTCCAATTGTATTTTAGCCACTCCCCACGCTTGAATTTGTTATGGTTTTCAAACATCCCATTGTTGATTTGGAACTGAATAACTGCCCTTAACAACGCATAAAAAATATGCCTTTCGTGTGGGAAAATTGAAGTTTTGTTTTTCATATCTAATTCTATTTTAAGTTGATAATGTTGTATTTCAAATACGGCACATTTCTTATGCGCAGCCGTTACCAACGAGCACTACTTTAGTACTTCTTACCGTGCTTATGTGGTCTTAGAGCGTTGTATCTCATTTTGGCTTTTATATGCTTCTCTAAGTTTACGCCCTTGAATGCTGCTAAGTCCATTACTCGAATCATAATATCTGCAAGTTCATCCTCAAAAGTGTCTTTAACCCTATTTTCAAATTGCTCTTTGAAAAAATTGTCATCATTAAAAGTATGTCCGTAATTCGGGTCTGCCATACCATCAATAAACCATTTCTGTTCTTCAACGCAATTAGAATAGTATTTGTCTTTTCTATCGCATTCAAGAGCTTCGCTTACTTCACTATGTACAAGCGCAAGCATTTCACCAATGTTTTTTTCAGAATCATAAAAGCCTTTAGCTTTGTTGTTCTCGTGTATCTGTTTTGAAAGTTCGTTTATCATTATTTCTATTTATTAAAGTTTCTACTAAATTGCCCGTGCCAGTTGGTAACACGGGCTAAAACCGCATTAAAACGACGGTTTAGCCCCATCGTTACCGTGCATTTAAAACCTCAGAAAGTGTTTAAGATTCTGAAGTTTTTGCATCGGTTTTAAACGTCCGCTTCGCCACGGTAACATGGTACATAGCGCATTTTGTCGGAGCATTTAATGAACGTCAGAGCTTAATAAGTAAAAACAAAAAAAGCCCTCCCGCTTACAACTTTATCAAGTTGTTAATGAAATCGCATAGCGGTTGTTCCCATTTCTTAGGCAGCTTTTGAACACCTGTAACAGCTTTAATTAAAGTCGAATCAGGCATTCCAAGTTGCTTTTCTATTCCACGAATGGAAAGAAAATCTTTGTTTTTGCGTAACCAGTCAATCATAACAAATTTTCATCTATTCTTCTAAACACATTAATTGCCTGCTCTTTTGTGATAAAATCAAAAGAATGACAATTGCCTTTTTTTGGTTTTTTCCATTCTTTTGATGAATACAGATATACTCCCCCAATTTCATTAAATACAACGATTGATGAATCTTTTAAAACTGCTGTTTTATCGTCAATAAATGTCATTGTTCTGTTAAATTAAGTTTTGATAAAGCAGTGAATTTCTTAATAAAGTTATTTCTTGTTGCATCTATTGAATTACCATTATGCGCGCCTGTTTCATTAATTGAATCGCTAACTAATTTAGTAAATGATTCTGTCCCTTTTTCTCGAAGGAATTTTGATAGTTGTTCTTTTAGTTCTATTGCTTTCATAATTCAGTTTTTATTATTTCGTTAAAGCTAATCTTAACTTCTTTCCCGTAACATTTCTGAACGTGTGATTTTGCTGCTCTTTCGCTTACTGCGTAAGTCACAATAGTTCTTTCTTTTTCTGAACCTTCAATTTTGTAACTCAACCAAAAATGATACTGTGTTTTCATTGTTTTAAATTTATATCCAAATTTACGTATAATAAATAATATATCCAAATATTAAGATAAAATAATTTAAACCCCTCCCTCTTTTTTTTGTTTTTAGTCAGTGCAACTAATCGAAGTCAGCATTAAACGCGCCATGTACCCGGTCGTTAACAAGCATTTAAGAAAGGAACTCAACACTATCAACTTTTAACGAGAAACATTTGTCGGTTTGCTCATAAACATAGCCGATAAATTGACAAGCTCCTGATTTTCCGTTGCGTGGTTTATATGCTTGGCACATTTTGCCGCAACCACCTTCTGATTTTTCGCCAACCTCGTTAAAATGTTTGCAGAAAAAATAACCGCTATCAGTTTCACGTTTTGCCAAAAATATGTCCATTTCTTCAATATGGTTTTCAATCATGTATTGCAAATGATTTTCAATAGTGTAACAAGTATCATCATCTTGACGAAAATAAAAACACTTGTTAACACTATGTTTATGCAATTGGGGGTTTTGTGCTAATTCGTTCATAATCTATATTTATTAAGTTTTTACTATTTTGATGGTGCAGTTGTTTCTAATCCCCAACTGCACAAACATTTACCGTTATGTGTAATGTTAAGAACGCCACACGACAGCCGCCAAACTTGGGCTTGATTGTTCGACAAATAATTTAAATGCGTCATATTTTACCGTTCCTTCTGTTTTAAAAGGTTCGGTTTCGTTTACAAGGCGAATAAATGAATGTGATTTAATTTCTATTTCCTTAAAAATAGCCACTAATGCAGTATCTGATTTTGCACTTCGCATTTTTGCGATTTGTTCAACTTCTAAAACCATTTGTCGAAAAGCATTTACTAAACGCCATTCAATTACTTTATCTTGGTTTTCATTTAAAAACTGATTAAAATACTCTTTTGCTTTCATATTATTGATTATTAATTTGTTGAAAATAAAACACTACACATAACACAGCTCTAATCGCAATACTACAACGCACAAATCAACGCTTCGTACTGCGTTTAGTGCTGTCGTTCATGCTAAAAATACTCAACAGCATCGGGATTAAAATCAACCATTATTTTTTCATCAGTATATATTTCTTCAAATACATCTTTCATATCAGGGTCATTTTCATTATAGCACATTGCAATACTTCCGATTAACTGTTTCAAATCATCCATTTCTCTTTGAATTTCATCGCAATCAATCATTAATGTTCATTTTTCGGAATACTCTTTTTCATATTCCTTAATAGCATTGTTTAACTTGTTTGCTAATCTATCGTAAGCATAGCAAGTCTTTTTCCGTAGGCTATTAAAATTTACTTCCATTTTGATTATATTTTTAGTTTAACAATCTGATTAATAAAGCACGAAACCATAACATTTGCTATATGTAACACGGCTCGAAAGTCCGTACTACTTTGAAAATGTCTGCTATGCCGTGCTACACATAGCAAAGTACCGGTAAGCAATAAAAATTACTTAGCTATTGGTTTATAATTGTGAAATTCCGCTATGTTCGGATATTTCAGTTGTAATCGTTCTAATGTTGAATTGTAAGCGGGTATAGCTTTCTTCTTTAAAAACTCCTCGTTACAAGGCACTAATTTAGTTCTTGTGCTTAATTCCGATAAGTAGTGTAAATCATTCCACATTCTAAGGAGTTTTTCAACGTGGCTATTTCTGTAAACCCGCTTACTTGCTCCGTAGTATTGTTTTAGTCCTTTTGTTTTAAATTCGTGAATGGATATTCGTTCCATAAGTCGTAATTTTTACAGCTTATAACAGCACCTAACAAAAATGGCTGCTACAAGCATTTGTTTTTAATTTAGAAGTTCTTACAAGCAACCACTTCTGTTAGTTGCAAAACGTTATAAAACAGTTTGCGATTAAGGCAGACTGTCATAACATTCTTTACATAAATTATCGGATTGCAGTTCTTTTTCTTCATTGCACATTTCGCAAACCGATTTTACAACAGCAGGTTTAATGCAGTTGCTCTGCTCGTCGGTAGTTTCTTTGCCCTCGCACTGTTTTATCAAAATATACATCCCAATCCTCGATTTTGGTATATACCCTTTATCGAAACTTTCATTATTCCATTCAATAAAATCACGTAATATCATTTATAATTCCATCGCACTGTATTTATAATTTTTACTTCAAACACACGAATTACCTCCCTTCGTGTCCCCACTGGCGATGATTCCAGGTAGAGTTGTTTTTTACTGGTTTATTTTTCAAAACGGGGTATTCTCCCTGCCGATTGGTCGTGGCGAATGGCAAGGCACTCTTTGTGGTACTGCACGAACTCAGCGCAAACGCCAGTGAAATCATTGATATCACCACTGAAATAAAAGTGATTTTCTCATTTCTCTTAATCTGTGCCGGTCTGCGGCCTTGTGTTAAATTTTCCATAATTGTTTTTTTCTATAAATATAGAAAATATTTACAAAGTAAATTTATTGAGTGTACTTTTTTTAAGCTGTGATTTGCTTTTGTTCTTCTGATGGTAATTTAGCCAGTTCCGTTCCTCTGGTTTGGCGATACTCCCTTGCAGCTATACAAATCATCATTCCATCGAAACGCCCGTATAATGGCCCGTAAATGCCTCTCCTGAGTTTACTAAAGAAAAGAGTTAGTTCAGCTATGTTAAGCATGAATATCTCTTTGTAAAGTTCTCTGGCGATCTCCTGAATCAGTTTTTTGTCAACTTCAATCCTCACGTACATCGAAAGAGAAAGCAACCATGCTGATATTAAATCTTCTGCGGTTCCCGGAGTGTATGCCTGATTTATTTCTGACAACTTTACAACGCCGGCCCGTAGTGCTTTTATTTCCGTATTGTGTTCCAGATACCGATTCGCACAGAAATCATGGTTCAAGATCTTCAAAAGCTGTTCCGGATCTTTGATTTTGCTCAACAAAGTTTCTGCTCTTTTCGGCAATTTCTGCGGCAAGTTCGGCTGCTGCCTGACGGTTGGAAGCAAGTTTGTCGTGATGGTTGATAGTTTTTGCATTGATGTCTGATTTGATTATTTCGTCATTCCAACTTTTGTTGTTCAGGTATGTATCTGGATTTTTTCTATACTTTTTGTCTGGTTGTGATTCTTTGTATTTCGGGATGTGTGCAAATATCTCCGCCTGTTCTCTTGCTGATATTTTAAAAAACTTTGCCTTAATCTTTTCCTTGTCACCTACTTTTTTGTCGTATTCGTTCCAGAAATATTCAAAAGTTGCATTTTGTTGTAATTCAAAATCATCAAAATATTCATTTTCACTTTCACTTTCATATTCAGATTTTGCTTTACTTTTTGCTTTAGCAAATTTTTTGTTTTTAGATTGAGTTTTTTTACCTCCGTTACTTCCTGATAAAGAGCGTTTTTCGCTTATATTATTATCTTTTACCATTCGCTTCTGATAAAGAAAATCACCATCAATCAATAATACTTTTTCGTCTAAAAGTTCTGTTATTGCATTTTTAATTTCACGCAAATCGAATGGCAAAAGTTTAGCAAACTTCAAAGCAAAATTCAAGCAAATGTTTTCGTTTTGCTTGTCTTTTTGCTTTAGCAAAATTCCTCCGTACGTTTCTGATTTGTGGAAAATGCACATGATTTTAATGTATATTCCCTGAGTTGATGCAGTACACATATTTAACTTTTCGTCAGTTAAATAATCCTGTACATATAGCGGTAAATATGGTTGATCTCTTAGTGCCATGATATTTGTAAGTTTTTAATTACTGGAACATTAATAGGATTTATTAACAAACTGAAGCACGTTTCCACGGATTTTCAATGCCGCGTTCTTTAAGAAGTTCGCGTACTTTCCCCCTGTACTTTTTAGCTATTTCAGAGTAGAATATCCGGTTATCTTCTCCTTCTTTCTGTGCTAATTGTTTAAGTTCGTTTACTTTTTCTGCTCCGATTTCCCGGATTAGTTTCATTTCGAATTTTTCAGGCTCACCGCTTCTTCGGTAGTTGCATTTATTGCACTGTGGCCTTGCGTTATTTTCGTGGAATCGGGTTGTTTTAAACCCCCTGCGCTGCCAGTGTCCACATTCAGCCTCTTTAATTGGCTTAATATTACCACAAGTATAACAAGTACAAACCTGTCCGGCTGTTGTTTCAAAAGAATGGAATAACCGAATGTATCTTGAAAAATACTGGTCGGCTCTCTGCATTGCCTGAGATTTTGTTCCGAGAACTATTCTAACCTGCTTATCGTGCGTAATGGGAATTTTAATGTGCTTTTCCCGTTTCTCTTTTTTAGCGTAAAATCCGGCGTTTTTAAGCACTTTTTTGTTTTCCGCTATCTTGTGTGCTGAATCTTGTTTTCGTTGAAAGTCGGCAAGGTTCTGGCAGCGTGGGCAGCGTTTTGGCTTTATTGTCGAATTAGGAACCCACCGGAAGTCATTTTTGCAGTCCAAGCAGGTTATTTTTATTCCCTCAATGATTGGCGGCTTCGTTGTCATGTTCGGTTTCTTTTTGTTTTTCTCTTTCGACAACTATTCTGGTAGCTTCGTGTAAAATACCAATCATTTCTATTTTTCTGAATCCGTCAGAAACAATATCGTATTTCATTCTGTTTTCGCCAGTTTCTTCGGTGACTGTAAGCGTAAATATTCTCATAACACTTCCTCTTTTTCCATTTCTTTCAGCCGATTTTGCTTTTTGAGTTCGATTAAAATATCACTAATAGTTGCCCTTTCGTTTTCTTCAAAGTTGATATACTCACCTCCGAATTTTAAGAAGTGCCAAAAGCGTTTAATTACAAATGAATTGTGAGCAATAAACAAAATGGCAAATATTAAAGGCGATACAATCAGCCTCATTCCAAAACTTTGTTTGTTGAATTTTGTGTTTTTCATAGCTGTTTATTTTAATTCGATTGGTCGCCAATGAGTAACCTGTTGGTGTGATATACCAACAAAATCACACCTAAAAATTCCTTTTGTAAAAAATGCTGTTGACGGTTTTTTGGGATTTGTTGACCTTACTAAAACTATTCCACCATCTTCCGGCAATTCTTCTTCAACCGGAATCCACCGTTGTGCAAATTCAACACCTGCCTTAAAATCTGTTTTTGTTATATGATTTGAAAGCCTTGTTTTTTTGTTTTTTTCAGCATATTCTATTGCAGCTTCTTCAATTGTTTTCATAACATCACTTTATTAATAAATTTCTTCCAAAACGTCGGATAATCTCTTTCAGACAACTCAGTAAATTCAAACTTTTTCAGCTTGCAGTAGTTTTTTGCAACCTCAAATCCCAAAGTGCATTGCACAATGAATACTTGCCTGATGCAAAGCGGTAGATTAGTTGGTTTATTTTTCGGGAGAATAAATGTTTTGTCGTTATCCCATCTTTCAAAACCTTCTCCATCGGAGTTGGTAAGGCGAAATCCTTGCTTTTTCATTTGAGATTTTTTAGTAGTTCCCATAAACAGGGAAAGTTATTCCCTTAAATAAATCTCCGTACTTTTCTTTAAAATCCCTGTCGGTTTCCATCAGGTTTTTAACTGTTTTTACCGAATGTATCGTCGTGGAGTGATCCTTCGAAAAATATCCGGCTGCATAAGTCAACGACCTTTTGTTTTTCAACAATAAAAGGCTCATTGTAATCTGCCTGATTAAGACATATTCTCGTTTCCGGCACGTATTGTATTTGATTACGTCTTTTGGTTTGTGTCCTGAAATATCACAAACATTAGTAAACAAGGCGTAGTCACTTTTTTTAGTGTCGTTTCTGTTGCTTAGAAGTTTCTTTTTAATTCGTCGTTCTCTCAGGGCAATTATAACCCAATATCGAAGTTTTAGTAAATTAACTGTTTCACCATTTTTGTTGCTTGTTTTTTGTTCAATGCACCCTGGGGCTGCGTATGGATTTACGTTCATAGTTTTAAAATAAAGTTGGATGATTAAATTCTGGTTTTTTCTCTTGTTTGTTCGGGGTTAATTCCTCGTCAATTTCTCTTTCGAGTGCTTTTGATTTTCTCAAAGCGTCGTGATCTCTTGTTTTGAAATATTCTTTTTGGGCGGTTCTCATTTCGAGAACCTTTGCCCTGAATTGTTCTTCTGTCATAACTCAATGATTTTGATTTTGAAACTTTCTGCAATTGCTCTTTCAATTGCCACCCCGTCACTGTCCGGTTCGTTTGAGAAGAACCAAACACAATCACTTGAAGCAAGAAGTGGAATATCCAGCTTCATGTAGTCAATCCAGTTGGCTTTCCATCCGAGCGCGGTAACACCTTCGACAAGCGGGTTTATAACATCATATCCGGCGTTTTTTGCCTGACTTTCGGCTACCATGAATTGATAAGTGACTTCTGATTGTACTTTACCGGAAACAGGGGCAGACAAGTACACTTTTAATTTTCTTCTGCTCATGATTAGGAAATGAAATGATTAAACAACATTGTTTCCCGGTTTAATTCCAGTTTTTCAGGAACTCCATCAACCATAACTGGCATTATTATGCCGTATGATTTAATTTCAGGGTCATTTGCTAAAACGGTAATTGCTTTACATGGGTCGATTATCGATAAAACTACCTGGCGTTTATTGAAAGGAAGCGCCATAGAAAGTTTCAATAGTGGTTCAGGATTTAATCCTACTAAAGATTGTTTTTGAATTTTATCGTGATTAGGTATAACTGCTTTCCAGTTGGGATATTTCCAAGTTTCGTCAGTTGAAAAATTTACCGAGAAGAACTCAGCCGGACAATCAAACCCCTTTTCGGTAGGTGTTACCTCTTTGTTCCAGATTTTTAAAAATGCTGTTCTGTGAAGCAATTTACCTTTCAATGATTTTAAAACTTCTTTTTCCTCGTCTGAAGCACCCAGGTCGTTGATATTGATAACTGCCAAAATGTGCGCATCACTGGCAATAATAAAATCTCCATCAAAAAGGATGTGTTTCATTACTATCCTTAAATCATCAAGCGCACAACAGTTGTGAATTTTTAAGTTGAATTTCATGTTGTTAAGTTTTTAAATGTAGTTTTGGCTTTGATGAAGCCTGATTAATTTTGAATTTTCGTTTTTGTTTGCGTAGTAGAAAGCTGCTGGATTGCCTTTATTGATTCAGAAATAGCTTCGTCCTGAACTTGCTTTACTAAATCTTCGAGGTACATTATTTTGTTTTGATAAAATAATACACACCATTCTTCAGGTGATTTCATGGTTACTTTTTGTAAAATGCCTGAAACCTAATGACATCTGGATATTCAGGAGATTTCAGCAATCCATCCCCTTTACCTTGTAGTGCTTCTGCTCCACTTTCGTCGATTACTACTTTTGAATCTACTTCTTTTGGAACCCTGAAACACAACTGAACAGGGAAGTTTACTTTCGCATCCCCGGTAATTACCTTTGTAGAGGCCCGTTGTGTGGCGGCAATAATTCTGAACCCCGATGAACGGCCTTTCTGAAGCAATATCTTCAAGTTTTCTTCCAGGCTTTTATCAACAGAAGTTACCTCACGTTTTGTTTTGGCAAGTCCGTTTTTATAGGCTCCAACTATTACATTCTGGTAGTTTTTCAGTTCGTTTCCACTTCTTGCCTGAGAAGTGGCATCGGCAAATTCATCGAAGATTACAAGCGTTTTTCGTGTCTGTCCCGATTTTGCCAGCTTGTTCATTTCCTCCACCAGCAAAGCCATTTCAAATTCAATTTCTTCAATGTCGTTGAATACCGAAATATTACCGTGTTTGGAATATCCTGAAAATTCAAACTTCGGGTCGAAAATCACAATATTTTCAACTCCGGCTAATATTGCGTATTCGATTGTAGAAATAATTGAAACAGATTTCCCGGAACCAGTGGCCCCACAAATAAGCATATGAGGTGTTGATTGATTGTTTAAATCCCAAACAACCGGACGCTGGAAGTTATCAAGCCCCAAAGGAATACGAAGCCCTGAAAGATATTTTTCATCCCAAAACAAATCAGCATCCCTTTTTCGTGCGCTTTCGACCGCCAAATATGATTTTCCTTCATAAACAAAAAGGTCTTTCATTATCCTGATACTTGAAACATCGAGCGCGTTCGCAATATCAAGTTTGTGCCTATGAAGTGTTGCCAGCGGGATTCCGGCTGTTACTTCAATTAAAAACGTGGTACTTGAATAACCATTGAAAATATGCTGTACCTTAACGTTAATTCCAAATGTTCTTAAAACGTGTTCGATTTTTTCCTCATTGTTCATGTCTTTATTGCTTAGGTCGTATTGGATAAATTCCGATGCGTGTTTTCTAAATTTCTTAATTACCGATGGGCTAATTGCTGATAACGATGAATCTTTTACCTTACGAAGCCGGTTTTTAATCAGTTCTTTTTTGTTTTCAGGAACGTTGATAAAATCATCAACTTCGGCAATCATGGTTTGCGCCCAAAACTCATGTATTTCTGCTGTGTCCGTTAGGTTGTCACTTTCGTTAATCAGGTAGATGTAATCCGGGTTACTTACTGCTTCAATAACCCTTTTCGTGGGTTCATAAAGCATGGCTTCATATAACCTTCTGACATCTTCGTTTAGTTCGATTTTAGAACAAGAAAGCTGTGGTGTTTTGTCCCTGTTTTGTGAAAACTTGTTTTCGATAAACCAGACTTCATCGACTTTTTCTCCGGTTGCTGTTTCGTAGCCCAAAACATAAGTTATTGCCTGTTTTCCAGATGAAAACGCAAGTTCTTTTTCATCTGTAAATGACCGTTTTGATTTATGATCGACGATCACGAGTTTGCCTTCACTGGTTCTCCCAATTAAGTCAATTCTCATGTGAAAAGGAAGCGGAATATCAACGCCGTTTACATTAAGCCATTCATCGAGATAAAGTTCAATCGAAACTATTTCGACAATATCCGAAGTGTAAACAGAAATTTCAGATAGAAAATTCAACAATAACATCGAAGTTGTTTTGCAAGCAACACTTATTGATTCTTCAACCGTGGGCGTTGTTTTCTGTAACTTCCACGTATTTGCCGGAACTTCCTCTATAACCTGGAATGCTCTTGTTTCAAGTGCTGCAATATCAAGCGTAATGCCATCTTTAAGGCATTCAAAATACAACTGAAGTGCCGCGTGATATGCCTGTCCCGCGATTGTGGTGGCCGACATTTTCCCCGGCATACAATAAACGTATCTCATTTCAAATTCCTTCTCGTTGCGGCAAAAGGACATTATTTTTGAGTACGAAAGGCTGTCAATGATGTAATTACTGAGTAATTCTTCAATCTGGTCGCGGCCTTGATCCCTGAATTTATGGTAAGGTTTCTGGTACATATTACATAAGTGTTGGAGATTGATTATTGCCTCTTAAATTCTCTTTCTTTTGTTCTGTTTCAGATACTTTAACCGAAGAAACTCCGGCAATTATCAGGTCAAATCCTTTTTCCTTTGCCAGCGAAAACAGCTTTTTCCCTTCAACGGCCTGTGGAATGATTCCCTGGTCGTTAATAAAGAATCCCCTTGCTTCATCTTCAGTTCTGAATTTAAGAGGCTGAAATTGTTGTTCTGGTTTTTGTTCTCCTTTTTTAACATTCTTTCTGAACGCCGTTTCAATATCGGTGTCGCCGTCTTTAATTGCGGTTCCTATTCCGATTAAAACCACTAAATCATCAGAAGTAAGGTGATCAATCGATGCTTTTCCTACTGCTCCGATTATTTCGGCCTCAGTCAATGAATAGGTGTCTTTTAGACCGTCAATTACCTGTTTCCTTCTTGCAAGAAGTTTTGTTTTGTCGGAAACATCTCCGGTTATCTTTGCCTTTGCTTCGCCGTAAACCTTGTCAACAATAGCTTTTGGAATTACAGAAAGAACAGCGTTACGAAGTGCAATTGAATTACCGGCATTCCCTGTTACGGTAATCATATCGTCATTCATCCTGCCGTTTTTTGTCATAATCGACCTTTTCACTTCTACTTTAATTGCAAGGTTGTTTTCAAGGTCAAAACAAACCGCCTGACTTGTTATCTGTCTTGCATCAATACCAACTACTTTTGCTTCAATTCTGAGGTTCCCCCAATTCTGAGCAAGTATTTTAGCAAGGTGAACCGATGGTCCAGTTATTGCTTTTCCGGCTCTCGGAACGGCATAAGTACAAGTTGCTGCCGTTTCTTTATCCATTGTCACTATTGCAATTGAATTGTCAATCGCTCTTTTAATATTCCTCGGATATGCTTTGGCTGTGCTGATTTGAATGTCAATTGCAGCCCTGTCTTGTTGGTAAATTACTTCTGCACCAACTTCTTCAATTTTTACTAAATCTTCCATGATTTTTTTTATTTGTTGTTAAGTATTAGAATTATAAATTGTATTCTGATGTGTATTCTCCACAATCAAGGCAGATGTATAATTCTGCCAGCGTATTACTGTCTATGTAGTCAAACATTATATCGGTGCTTCCACAATGCTGACATTTGGATTGTTCGGCATTGCTAACGTGGTTAGAATAGCTATCTGACGGGTCTGCTGATGTTGAATAAATCATATCATCGGTCATTTCATGTGTTTAAATACCGTCAACCGGCTTATTTTACCACTCCCGTTTACCTCAATCAATCCCTGTTCAATCCGCTTATTCAGCGTTGGTCGAGAAATACTAAGCCTTTTTGCTGCTTCTGATTTCGACATTTCGGCAGGGGTATCTACAAGAATCTCAAATGACTTCCTGATTTCATCCCTGATAATTGAAGCAAACTGTTCAATTTCCTGTGGTTTCATAACATCAAAATTGAATAGACAATTATTGTCCCGATTAAAACCACAAATCCAATCATCGAGTTAAATAGACTGTCCTCGTTCTGCTGTGGGCGTTTGCCCTGCGATAAATTAGTTGTCATAAGTATTTTGTTTAAAATGTTCGATTGATTTGAAAATTTGATATACTACCTGTGGAACTATTGCGTTTCCAAAGGCTTTTATGCTTTCGTTTCTCCACTTAGGAAAGGTAATTCCGTCCAATCGGTTGGAAAACCCATCATTTCCGCTACAAATTGGGGATTGAGTTGGGAATTGCTCGAAGTTTGAACCCCTATAAAGTTCGCTAATTGCCCTTGATGCGCTCTTTCTCCTGTTGCAATCTTGTCTTTCATTTTCTGAATATCGTTCGTCCCCTTGTAGTCTCTTGTTGCAGGTGTCGGTAACAGCTTCACTAAGCGAGCCAATCCCACACTCCCGTCCGTTCCGTTCTGGTTTATTTTCCGTGGCAATCCGGCAGTCTGTTTGAATGTGTCGTTCTTCCCTATTATCGCTCCGGTTGTTGCATCGCTTGTTACCGGAGTAGGCCACAAACCAAACTCGTTCTCGTCTGTGAGGGGCGTTGACGCTGCAAGCTGGAAGTAAAAACGGGATTGTTTCGTAGCCTTCAGCTTCCATTTCAGCTTGCACTTCGTCGAATACCAGTCCATCGTTCCAATTAATAATGCCGGAAACGTTTTCGCCAACAATCCAGGTCGGTTGAATCTCTCGAATTGCTCTAAGCATTTCCGGCCAGAGGTGGCGTTCATCCTCTTTGCCAAGTCGTTTTCCGGCTTGTGAGTATGGCTGACATGGAAATCCTCCCGTAAGGATGTCAATGTTTCCTCTGTGAATAGTGAAGTCTGTTTGTGTAATATCTCCATAACTTATAGCATTTGGCCAATAATAATTCAGTACTTTTTGCCCGAATGGGTTCCACTCACAATGAAAAATATTATTCCACCCCATCCACTCGGCTGCTAAGTCAAATCCTCCAATACCGGAGAATAAACTACCATGATTCATATCTTAATTTTTGTGTGTTTGCTTTGAAAAAAGGGCGGGTATAATGCAATGAATGTGCGCACTAAGTTTGTGGAATCCCGCCCTGAACCAAAAAATAAACCTGAACCTAAACCCAATATAGATTGAAAGACCAGTTCAATAACTGGTAATTCGTGAAGCGGGTAGGATTTGAACCTACGCACGTAAAACCATTTTATTGGATGAACTACCAATTGTCCATTATATAAACCGCTTCAGTTTGCCCCGTATCGTGGGGCCGACGGCTTACGCTGCAAGTCTTACCTGCGGTGTAAACATTGAAATTGATTTGCCTTTTATGGCTGAACTTCTCCGCTACCCTACCTCTGCCTGTCAAAACCAAACACCCCCGAATTATAAACCTTGCACACTAACCACCGTGGGTTACATAGTTGATTCAGTAGGTTTATAAACAACCGTACTAACGCGACGGGTTAGCGACAACCGGCGATTGTTTCTTTAAAAGCAACACTCTCCTTTGTTCCTATTGCACACCCCGCCCCGAAATGCTGTTTCCGTCCCCTGTCAGTGGGTATCTCTATTAATCTGTCCTGACTGTCAAGCGTTCGCCGTTCCGCTTTGCTACTTCGGTCGTTTTTTAAGTGAACAAAAATTGCAATATCAACAAGTGTTGCTTTCCCTTCCTTCCTTTGTGGATGTGGAGGTGGCGGGGATCGAACCCGCGTCCAAACAGTTTCAAATAGTTTCAACGAAATTCGTGGTATGAAAGCAGTCCCCAGCCGTCATACCGTTTTTCTGTTCCCCGTCTGTGTTCTTCACAATCGTTATGAATCCTTTTCACTTCGATTGCCGCAACTGCCTTTATGTATTTAATTGTACAATGCGCGAGAAACTCTTGAACCCGGTGCAAGATTCGGACTTGCGATACTTCTGTTATTACCGGGCTAACCAATCAATTCAATCAAGCGATGGAATACCTCATGTGATACAATCTTCTCATCTCGTTAATTAATTCATCGAATGTCTTGATGTAACCCATGTCACAGGCAAATGCAAGTTTCTTTTGTACTTCAACCAATTGTTTCAACTGGTCTTGTGACGCTTTGTTTCTTATGCCGGATTCGTGATTGTTAAACACAATCCAGTTTAAGCCTTTTGCTAATTGAGGATAATTTATGTCCCTGAATCTTTGAACCGCAGAGGTAAGCCCGTTGTAATTGTCGCCGGCTTCGTGTCGGTATTCAATTAACTGGTCGGCAACAAATTTAATAACCTGTAATTCAAACCTCGGATTTAACCACATTGCAAACTTGATAAACAGGTAAGGATGATACCAAACTACATCTGCTGTTTTTCCGTTTTTTGTGTTACGACCTTTGATTATTGTAACTGCCTGAATTTCACCATTGGGAGAAAAATCCCTTTGGCTTTCTATTTCGGATTGCAGTTCATCAATAAATTCCTGTGTTTGTGATAGCTTTGCAAAATCCTTAATACGTTTTTCTGATTTATTGGCCGAGTTCCATGCTTCCATTAAAGCAGTTGCATTGAACATACCGTCTTGTGTCCTCTGAATAACATCAAAGCGGCCCATTTTGCGAATCATGTTCACATTAGTTTTCATTCTGTATTTGCTTTAAGCGGTTCTAATAACTTCAAGGGTTGAATTTTCTTTGTTTTTTTTCTGTGTAAATCGAGACTTTGAAATGGTCTGTAACCTCTGGATAGTGGCGTTTACAGTCGTGTACTGCGTTAAAGAGAAGATTGCTTTTTCAAAAACCGGAAGGCTTTTTAATGTAGGCGCAACGCCTATTTGATTTTTTTTCATACTTTTGTTTGTTTGTTTGCTTTATATTTCGTAAACTTTGTTCTGATAATTGATGTACAATGAATGTTTATATGCTTTACAAATTTAAAGCAATGTTTTAAATTTGCAAATTTTTTAAAGCATTTTTTTAAAATATTTTTTAAATGTCTGTAAAAGAGAGAATTATGGCTTTTGTAAAATCCCAAAGAATATCAAATTCGGAGTTTTGCCGGACTATTGGGGTGTCAAACGCCTTTATTAGTTCAATGCGGGTGTCGCTTCAGCCAGACAAAATAGAAAGCATTGCCTTAAATTACCCCCAATTAAATGTCGATTGGCTCTTGACCGGAGAAGGCCAAATGTTAAAATCAGAATCAACCAATCCAACAATAAACGTAATGGAAAACCAAACCTTAGTTGAAGAACTTCGGGACAGAATTACAAGTCTCGAAAAACAATTGAATGAGAAACAGCAGTTTTGCGAGTTTCTTATGAAGCAGATTAACGAATTGCAGTTGTTAACTACCAGCAACCATGAAATCAAAAAGAAAGAAGCTGTGTGAGAGTTGTACGCATGAGTTTATCGTCCGGCAAAATTGGCGATACCGGATAAAAGTGAGTTCCTAAATAAAATTCCTGCTTTGATATTGTAAATAAAATGAATATAAAAATGAAAAACAAGATATTTATCACAGTAATATTTATGGTGTTGTTATCATATAAATCAACGTGCCAGACATATGATTTTATACAACATCAATCAACGCAATATCCATCAGGCGGTAAATATGAAATTGTTTCGAGTAGCATAACAAGGGCCAATACATTTAAAATCAATAAATACACAGGAGAGGTATTTCAATTTGTTGTTTTTGATGTAGAGAAAAACGAATGTGGCTGGCAGTCTATGTATATTGGAAAACACCCACAGAGCATCACTGAGTTAAATTCATACAACGCGCCGGTGTATCAGTTGTTTTTATCAGGAAGAACAAACAAGGATATTTTTTTATTAGATACAAAAACCGGGTTTACATGGAATTTAGTAGAAGATACAGCGAGCCTTGAAAATTGGTTTTTGCCATTAGTGACAGCAGAATTTTATAGTGAAGAAAAAGATAATTAAAGAATGGGGAAAAGTTCATTGGCTTTAATGCCCACAACTTGAGCAATAATTTCCCGCGTTGGCTTCTTTGGGTTCCTGGTTCCGTTCATCCAGTTCCAAACGCCAGAGTGGGAATAGCCGGTTTTTGCTTCGAGTTCTTTTCTCAGGTTCAATCGGGTGCGATAGTCAAGCGACTGACGGTAATTTTTGAAAACAGACATATCGACGTTGTTCATATTTTTTTGGCTTAAAAGTACATAAATAAAGATTACAAAGTAAATAAATAAAGATGGAAACGACAAAGAATGAACGAGTAAAAAGAGTGATTGAGTTTAAGAATATCACACAGGTAGAACTTGCTAACGTACTTGGGATAAAAAAACAACTGGTTCAAAACTGGATAAGCAACTCTCAGCCGGTTCCCGACAAGTATATTTTACTCCTCATAGAGAAATATACCGACATAGATGCCCGTTGGCTGGCTACCGGGGCCGGAAGTATCGACGGTAGTATTGCATCCACCCAGGAGCAAATAAACCGCATTAAGAAGCCTCTGTTGGATATTATCGAAATGAAAGACCTAATAATAGCCGATAAAGAAAGAATGTTAGTAATGAAGGACGATATTATAAAGCTGATGAAAAAATGAAGTTCGAATTATTTGATTCAAGCAAACTTTCCCCTGTTGTTGGCATAATCAGAATGAGCAGAAAGAACCACAAGATTTTCCTGAAGTATTACTGTGGTTTCTCCGTCCGGCCCGACCAGTGGAACGAAAAGACTGAACGGGTGCGCGAAGTTTACGGCATACCTTTTAAAGACTACAACAATATAATAGATAAAATAGAAGCTGCGGTAAAACTTGAATTTAAAAACCGGGATTACTTTTCGATCACATCCGATTCACTCAGGCAGTTAATTGATGCAGCATTAAAAAGAAAAGTATCGTCCGGGGCCGGAAACAATACGGGTTTCATGGACTACCTGCAAAATTATATTGATACCTCTGGCGTTAAATCAGCAAAATCATTTAAAACCACAAAGGGCAAACTTCCGGCAAACATATCCTGGTATGACTTCGATTATTCGTGGTATCTGAAATTTGTTGATAAAATGGAAGCAAAAGGTCATGCTAAAAACTACATCGGGCGGCAAATAAACAACATCAAAATCATTTTAACCCGCGCATTTAAAGAAGGAAAACACCAAAACACCGAATATCTGAAATTCGCTGTACTCCGTGAAGATGTTTATAATATCTACCTGTCGGAAGCTGAACTGATAAAAATGTACAATCTTCCTCTGGATGGATACAACGCCCATGTCCGCGATTTATTCATGCTTGGAGCATGGACGGGAATGAGAGTAAGCAATTACCTCAATATTGATTCTGATTTGAATGTTGACCTTGAAAAGAACATTATCACCGCCATTGTAAACAAAAACGGGCCACGGGTACGGATTCCTATTCACTGGATTATTCGGGAGATTATCGAAAAGAACGGCGGCAAACTTCCAAAATCCATCAGCGAACAGAAATTGAACAAACAGATTAAGGTTGTCGGGCGGCTGGCTGGTATTACCGAGAAAGTAATAACCGTTAAAACCATCGGCGGGAAGCGAACCGAAATAGTGAAAGACAAGTGCGATATGATTTCTTCACACACCTGCCGCCGGAGCCTTGCTACTAACCTTTATTTAAAAGATGTTCCGCTGAAGTATATAATGAGTATCACAGGTCACAAAACGGAAGCACAAGCCCTGAAATACATCAAATCCGGCCTTGACGAAATTTACGATAAAGTTGCTGAGTTGGATTTCTGGAAGAAGTAAATAGGTGCAAAATTTAGGTGCAAATCACCTTTACAAAACTTCGCATCGAATTGTAAAGAAATCAGCTACACGCCGCACCGCGTTTACAAAACACCGTAAATTGTTGTAAACAGAAAAATACTGCGGTACTCCCGGTAGGGTCAATAAATGTAAATAGTTAAACGTCTGTAAATCAAAACTTACAGGCGTTTTTCATTTTTAAAAAGGTGTTAAAAATAGGTGTAAAGCGGTGTAAAAAAGGGGCTGCCTGTGCAACCCCTCGTATTAACCTAAACCTAAACTTATGAAACAAAACTGGAGCAGAAGCCCCTGAGTGTTTATTTTGATATTAAACTCTTTATCCAACCACCTTTAAACTTGTAAACAATGAATCCGGCCCCGGCAAGTACAACCAGAATGAAAAACCACAAGGTAAATTTGTAAAACTTCGGGACGTACTTCTCTGGCGGCAAAACAACTGTATTATCAGTAGTGGTATTTGTCACGGCCCTTTCAAGGTAAATAGTATCGTGAATAGGAACCTGAACAATATTATTGACATATCCCGCCCTTAAATCCAAAACAGAACTATCGACCTTTGCGCTGGCCCAAATATTACCAAAAGTCTTTCGGGTGTAATCCATGAAACACTTGTTGTCCTTAATGTACACATTTTTTGTAAGGTAAACCGTGTCATTGGGTAGCTTAACTTCAATTATCCGGTCTTTGTAAATTGTAGTATCTCGATACTCAATTTTTACTACCGATTCAGTTACGCAAACTTTGGCGAATTTGTTACAGTTACGTTCAATTCGTTCTACTGTCAGGCATGATGTCAATGATAACACCATGACCGCTAAAATTATCTTTCTCATTTCTTTGGTATTTGTGATGAAACCCTGCTCAAATCAAACATATATCCAAGCATTACTGTTCCAAAAAAAGCAATGCCGCCCGTTAAATCAACCTGAGTAAAGAAATCGACTGCTGATGCAATCAACCATGCTGCAATCAGCGCTAAATTCACCTTGCTCCTGAACACATTTTTAACCCACGGTGTTATCGGGTTTGCTACTTTGATTTTCATTTTTTTCCTGTTTTATTTCCTGTGATTTTTGTGCGAATAAGAAAGCCATTGCCGAACCTGCAATAGTTACAAAGAGCGTTCCTGCTGCTATTGCTGCCTGAACTATGTCGTCTTTTCCGAGATACAACACAACGCAATTTTCAACCAGCGCAAACAGGATAATTATAAACCCGATCAGCCTGGATGATGAATTATTGCCCGATATAGACTGGAAAAATCCGTTTTTCATACTAACCTCCTATATCCTAATAAATTTTCTTTACTGTAAGCTGAAATTTTAACTGTATCGCTCTGGTTTCCTCCCAGAACATTAATAAACCCATCCAGTTCGTTAATGTAAAAAGCAACATGCCCCTGCCATGCCGAATTACCACGTTTAAAAACCGCCACATCCCCTAATTGCGGTTCAGTTACTTCGGTTCCTACTTTCAGCCAACTACGGGCATCAGCTTTGTTGCTTCGTGGCAATCCGGCTTTCAGCGCAACCCAATTGGCAAAAATGCTACACCACGGAGTTTCATCATCATTCACCCACTTGAAGCCAGATTCGTTGGCATAATCAACAATCGTGCGGTTGTTTGCTTTGCCTGATATTTCCTTTGTTCCGTACTGGCTCAGTGCTATTTCTATCAGTGTTTTCATAGCTTGAAAATTAGTTGTAAAATCAAAAGCAAACCGGCCCCAACAGAAGAAGCAACAAGCCACTGCTGCCATGCAAATTTCCTTACTGCTTGTTTTTTTGTTTCTACATCTTCCAGTGTTTTTATCCTCGTACTGTACGGGCAGTTGGTTTCATGGTTTAAATCAGCGATTTTAAGGTCTGAAACTTGTTTTTCGAGGTCTGTTACCCGTCCATTTGTTTTTTCGGTCGTCAACAACAGCACTTCAGTTTCAAGTTTATTAACCCGTCCGTTTGTTAATTTTGCCTGGTCTTTTGTTTCAGTGGCTATGCTTTCAACCCTCGCAACATTAGCATTAAGAACATTAAGTCTGCCAATTATCTCAGAAATATGCCCCGATAATACGTCGGTAAGCATCTGTCGTACTTCTTCTCTGTCTTCAGTCTTCATTCTGAATACTCTTTTTGATTCAACAATCTTTTTATCTTCCATTTTTCTTTTTTCATTGCGGGAAATTTAATTAGGTTGTAAAATTGATTCTATTTCCTTCAATTACATTTCGTCAAAGACTTATCGTATCCCCCTCAAACACCGGCAACTCCACAACCCCGCCAATCGGCACTGTATCGGTTGCAATTTGCAGGTAGTAGTATTTTCCCTGTTCCGCCTCGATGGGTGCAAAATTACCGTTGTAACTCGCTGTGTAATCCCACGGAGCAGTCACATAAACAAAGTCATTCGCGCCCCTGCCCGTCCACAAAATAGCATCAAGCCCCGCTGCTGTGATGTCAATCGGTACTTCAGCATCCTTTACGATTAATGCCGGGGTATTTTCCAACTCAAACCTGATAACATCAGTTTGTTCTGTTACCTGAATTACCGTGTCTTTTATGCTCCAAACGAAATACGAAAAAGCATTACCGCCCTGTTTCCATCCTCCACCGGTAACAGTGCACGTATATTCGCCAAAAGGTAAGTGCATTGGCTCAGTGCCGTGTTTGAAAAACTGAAACGAATTTGAAGCAAAAGTGGTGTATGTAACCCCCGTTTGCCCCGTTAATTCTACTGTAACCTCGTAAGGCCAGTAGTAATGCCGCCAGTCGTTTATGTCGAAACTCTTTAAGTTGCCCGAATTAACGGTGAGGTAATTTGTACTGAACACAACCTGTTTTTCTGTTGGTTCCTGAGTGCATCCAAAAAGGATGGCTGCGATTGCGATGATGATTAATTTTTTCATGTTCCTTGTTTTTATTGTTCATTAAGTTGGAAAACTAAATCCGGGACCTACATTCGAAAGCGTATTGTTGTAAGCGCAACAGCCTGCCGTGGTAAGTGCTGCCCATTCTGCGTTTGTAAAATAATTGGCAGGGTCGGCTCCGTACCACGGAATGATTGAGCCATCTCGGAAGCGGGTTTCACAAAGGTTATCGGCAAGCCATTCTTGTGTGCCAATGCAAATAGTACGGTAAACCTTTCCGTCATTTCCGGTATAAGTTCCTGATTGTCCGTTAGAAAGAGGAGTAGAATCTTTTAATAAGCGAATCGGATGACCTTCTTTTTCATAAGAATGGCTATTAACATTAAAGTCATTATTAGCAGAAGTTAATCTTCCAGAATAGTAAGCAATCGAAGCGGCATCTGTTTGAGTGGCCAAATAACTATCAGTATTTATACTTGAAAAATTATAAACACTATAAGCTCTTTTACCAGAACCTCTTACATTTAATTTAGCTGAATTAGTAGAGCCTGGGTCAGCATCCCAATATGTAGTTCCAATTTCTTTAACTTTAGCACCTGAACCAGTTACACCACCCAAATAAGTAACCAGTGTATTCATCTCCGTTAGTGTTGGGACATGCCAGCCGCTATTGGAAATTTCTCTTACATCTTTAATTGCATACCAATTGTACAGCAACCCATACTCAGGGTAATAAATTGCGGGTGGTGCTGATGCTGCCGCTATGTAAATATGATTTCCCATTACGTTTTGTGATAATTTAGTTGAATCTCAATCATCGTAGGAGTTCCGGTGTATCCGGTACTGGTAACAAAGGTTACTCTATCGCCAGCGGCAGTCGTATTTGCCCCTGTGGCATTGGTTTCGGCCTGCGTTGTGCCAACTGACAAACTGCTCAATCCGGTTACAGCTGTACTGCCTATTTTTACAGCGCACCCTGTTAATGTACCGTTGTCGGTTTTATACACAAGCGAATCAATGGTCAACCCTTCGCGGCATTTTGGTATCAGCGGATATTCCTGAGCGGTTCCGGGTGTGATGTCTTTTGCCGTGAGGCTCTGGAATGGAAGGTCGGCTGTTGCAGGTATTGTCGGCTTATCCGTTAAGCTGTTGTAGCTGCCACTATAAGCCACTGCTGCCAATCCCGTAACGGCAATTTTTAATTTATTTTCATCAGCACCGGTTCCTTCCGATATTGCAATATTAGCCCCGGGCACCACCTTTGCGCTCAAATAACCGGCAGTCGGGTCAGCAGCATCAAACTTTACCTTTTCGTCGGTCACTGCCGGATTAACCACCAGATGAATCTCTTTCTTTGTACTATCCAACGGATCAACACTTGTTTCAACATCAATTCCTTCCCCGGTAATTTCTACTGTATCGCCGTTGTCAATGGTAAATGCCGTTTGCAAAATCGCAGCGGTGTTTTCTGTTGGTGGCGCACCTGCTGTCATTACTCCGGGAACCAGTTCGAGGTAATCAATATTATCGGTTGCGGTGTCAATATAATACCAGACAGACGAAATATTTTTATAAATACGATAACCTGTTGCGTTGGCATCTTCTATCCATGTAATAAGTGCATCGGTGGTATCAGTTAAAATATCGAAAGCCGAATTGTAAGCTGGCGTTGTTTCTCCTTGTGCATTTAACGCGGTTACAGCCAAAGTATCAATAGGCACAGTGTAATCAACCGACCCACTGCCGTTAACTGCAATATTCAACCCAACCGGCGTTCCAACGTAGCCCATAATCTGTTCAGGACTGTGTAAATTCCAGTTGTAGCCAATTGGTATATTCGCGCTCATCGCTGGTAACCCGTTATTTCTCTCAATGGTTAAAATACGGGTTACAGTATCGAATGAAACACCGGTTGAATAGCTATCTTCAGACACTGGTAAATCAATCCCTTTCTGCAGGCGCACATTGTCTATTTTTATGCTGGGATAAGTCGCCCCGCTCATGTTATTCCAACGCAACACAAAGCCATTAAAAAGAGCGTTTCGTACTGCAAAATCAGATATAACAAAAACAACCGTTTGCCAGTTGGTATTAAACCGGTTGTAGGTAGCATACACCAAACTACTGCGGGGCTTTCCGTCTTTTTCAAAATATGCCTCAATAAAGTTTCCGAATGAGTTGCTATTTGGCAATTGTATGTCCATTATAAGCGTTGACCAATCGGTATCAGTATAATCTACATCGTCGGTAAAAACAATTCTATCTCCATTTGAAAGTTCGCCAATAGCCGCACAAATACTTCCCGTACTTGGCGCAACTGTACTGTCAAAATCGGCTGTGGTTCCTTCAATAGATGGTGTCCATTCTGCCCCTGTGTGTTCGTTATAAATTACAACCTCGTTTACGTTAGGAATAGTTGTTGCTGCTGCCGGAATAGTTACAGAAGTTAATTCTACTTGTGTAAGCGGGTCAATTGATGGCTTTAGTAGTACGCCGGGCGTACTTTCCAATACACCATATGAGCCGGTGTTATCCATGTAAAACACAACCACTTTATCTAACGTGGCGTGTGCTGTAAGAGTGATACTGTCGGCTTCAGCTTCGTAAAATTTACCATTGATTACCCGGCCCCCTTTGCTAATATCAAAAATTAGCCCGGTTCGTAGAGTTACAATTCCGCCGTAAGGCGTTAATATCTTCGGGGTTATAATGGTGCGACCGGTCACTAAATCGGTTTCAGCTTCAAAATAATCGGTACTAAGGTATCCCGGCGTGTTTGCGATTTCAAATTCAGGAGTAACAAAACCAACTTTTTCGTCGCTCAAGTCTGGTTTGCCGATTATATATGTCGGAGAGTTAATATTTGTTTCATTCCAGTCGCTTTGACTTCTCCCCGGCCAAAGTGTTTCCACAAGATCAATAATCGCAATAGGAGATATTCCCTTAAAATACTTTAGAAGAATCTTGATTAAATGGTCTTGTCTTTCGTATTTCATCGCAGTTGTTTTTTATCGACCAAATACGCTTCAATATCAAATCGGCTGATATTGCTGTTAGGCAATGCCAGTCCTCCCTGTAAAATGGTTACAAACTTGTATTTCCCTTTTTGGCTTCCTATTGGAATATCCTGCCGCACGTTATCAGGAAAATTTGCATCGCTAATGTCAGAAATTGCCATAAGAGGAATGTTCACCTTGTTTTTGTTGGCATCCTGTTTCCCCCAAAGGCCAAAGGTGAAATACCCGGTTTTCGTTGTTGTATTGTTTCTAAAATACTCGCACCTCGATATAATCTTTCCGATTTTCTTATAGCTATCGGGGTTTTGCATTTTTAACGGTCTTGTCAGGATATGGAAGAATACTTCCGTCGTTAAATCCTCAGAACTAAGTACAGCAAGGTAGCCAACGCCCGGTTTTTGAACCAAATACCGACTGTAAACACTGTTCCCAGATAAGGTAATTGAACTAAACAACTCAATTCTTTCCGAAAATACGAAAGTACTCATCCCCCAAAGCCTTGTTTTAAGGCCGTATATCAGCGAATAGGTTTTATTCGGGTTACTGCACCAAATTGTTTCCCTTCGTGAATCGTAAGCCAATAAAGCACCCTTCAGGTAATCTACAATATCATCCAGACTATAAGGGTTTCCTGTTCCTCCGAAATACCTTGTTGTAATTGTGTTGTAATTAGGTAAAATCGTATCGTTTGCAGGGAAACTTCCGTTTCCATTATCGGGGAAATATGGGTCAGTCAACGATACCGGTTCTCCGCCATTAAAAGCCATTAATCCCTTGTCACTGATAAATAACAACTGGTCGTCAATCTGCAAAGTTTCCTTTGAGATATATGGAATACTCGCTACTTTAGTAATCGAAGCAACAAGGTTGTTTCCCGATGGGTCGAGGTTTATCGTGTAAATTCCGTCAGAAGTTCCGACAACAAGCGGGGCCACGGTTAAAGTATCTGCCGGGTTTACGCTGTTTGAACCTACTGCCATTATTTTACCCTCGCCAATACGATATGAGTTTATCGCAGGGAAAACAGAAAACTCCCCGGACTGCGAAACTGAA